TCCCATGTCGCGCGTGTCCTTGATATTTCTCCGGCGGGATTTTTTGGAAAAACAGTCTGAGTTATATTTTCACAGAGTGCATAGTAGAGCGTCCGGGCCAGTCGCTTCACCGTCCCAAATTGGGGATTTCTCATCATGGAACCCTCCATGTTACCTCCAAAGGTCTTGCCCTCACCTCCTCTAAATTATGTTCGATTGTGCTTTGCTCCTTTCAGCGTCGAATCGTCCGCATCTTGCTCGGACGTTCTGGTATGCACTCTGTGATTTTGCAAAAACTACAGGAGGTATTTACTGTGGCTAGCGGAACGTATAATCTCAATTTACTTCCGCATCGGTTTTCAATTGGTCGACAAGGCGAGAACCGTTATCGCAAAGTATCATTCGACGTCTACAAGTTCGTAGAGCCTGTCCTTCGGGATTCGGTAGACGGTGTGATTTTCCTGGTCGGTGTTTTTCGTCGACCGGATGGTGCCGTCTATAATGCGATTGTTGAGAAGATCGATCGAAACGATTTCGATAACGTGATCGATTGGTATCCGACCATTACTGAGACATACTATGCTGGAGAGGGATCTCTTCAGTTTGTAATCTCAAAGATGCCGGTGACCGGGGATACGACAGTTCCCGAAGAGTATATTTTGGGCAAGTCAAATGTCGCCCAAGTGACAATTGAAGAATCGTCTACTGAATCTGGCCCACTCCCGCCCACTCCCGATTCCCCGATCCAGGTGACTGTGACCGCAGACGTCGATGCCGCTAAGAAGGCGGCTACTATGGCGGAGAGTTATGCGACGCATCCTGCACTTCCGGATGAGTCCGGATATTACAAAGTGTGGAATGCCGAGACAAAAGAGTACGACATCACAAAGATTCCGGTTGCTCCGGGACCTACTGGATTGATGGCGCTCTTTGTTCCCATTCAGAAGCTCGATAGTCAGCCGATTGTAGGTCAGCTCTACAACGTGACGAATGCGAACTTCAATCGTGAGCCTCTCGAAGGAGAGGAATCTGTTTGTTACATTGTCCCGACAGACGCAGAAGCGGCTAAGGGTGCGAATTGGTTGTGTGTATGTTTCGTACGGGTCGATGTAATTCCTGTTCCTAATCGTGAGAAGAAGTATGCCCTCATGATCGAGGACATGTACTCCCTTACGAGTGGGGGAGGTAGCGGTGACGGAAATCTGAAAAGCGATGACTTCGATCGAATCAAGGTCATGGACCGTGGCGAATACGAAGCCCTCGAGACGAAGGATCCTCGTACCGCATATTTCATTCGGGGGTAATCTGCTATGATTGCTGTCGACGAAAAGGAAATTGCCGAGATGTTTATCGGTACACAAGGCATTAAAACTGTCATTGTGGGAGAAGATCATGTGTATGAGCGGACAGGCGGATACATCTACCTGGTGCTCGATACCAAAAGTTAAATTTATGATGAAGGGAAAGATGCTGTATGGCTAGCTTCTTTAAACTTTTTCTCGATACCACCGCGCCTGCTGGCGTAACTCTGTCTCTGAACGATGATGCTCGTTATACCACCAGTGCTTCCATTACGGCCAAGATCGGCTGTGAAGATGCTGAGACCACCGGTTACCAGATGAAGATCTGGGGCAGCGTTGATGGCGCTGCTACCGAGGCCGATGCGGCTTGGGTCACCTTCGCTGCGACTAAGGAGATCACTCTCACTACTGGCGACGGCAAGAAGACCGTCAACCTGAAGGTTCGCGATGATGTCGGCAACGAGTCCGCTGTCGTTACGAAGGAGATCATCCTTGATACCGTTGTTCCTGTGGTTACCATCACCGGCCCCGACAAGAGCAAGATCTCGAAGGTCGAGACCTTCAACGTTGCTGCGATCAGCTTCACCTGCGATGTCGATTTCGTCGAGTACAAGGTCAAGGTCGTTCCCACTACCGCTTCCCTGCAGGATGCGGGCGTCGTGATCGGTACTACCAACGGCTCCACCAACATGAGCGGTACCGGCGAGTATCCTGATGCCCAGGCCATCGACTGCACTATCAACGCTGCCGACCTCGAGGCTGCTTCTGCTGGTGACGGCGAGAAGATCATCAAGGTCTTCGTCCGTAATGCTGCTGGCACCTGGAGCGTGGCGTAATCGCTAGGAGGTAACACTCGATGGCGGTACCGACTTTAACGTTCAGTACGACGGGATCTAAGATTTCGTCTGTAGAAGGACATGACCACATTACCGTGACATTCACGGCCGATGGGCCATATAAGTCCTTTGAGTGTCGAGCAACGAAGAGCGGTGAATCCTGGGGAGTTGGTATTGGGACGCTCATTGCCTCGTTTTCCCAGACGCCTGCGAACACATCGCGATCCTTTGACATCTATGATGACTATTTGGTGAACGGTGATGGAGAGTACCGCATTTCGCTGTTTGCACAGGGCACGGACGGAAGTTGGTACACTTTAACTCCTCTCTTTGAGTTTGTCTTCTCGAATGAAAGTTTGAGTGAGAACCTCATTGAGTTTGGAGTACTCTCCTATTGATTTCGCACCGTCAATTGGATACACGGGAGGGGTCCTATGAGTATAGCTACATATTTGTAGGGCCTCTCCTTTGTTAAAAATTTTAGAAGGAGGAACATCAGCAATGAAAATTATCGAATGTCTGAACGATAAGATTAGTGAAGAACTTAACGACAGTGAGTCTTATGCTAATCTCGCCCTTAAGTATAAGGAAAGCGATAAAGAGACAGCGAAGCTTTTCTATGATCTTTCTCTGGAAGAAACCAAACATTACAACAAACTCCACGATCGTGTCGTTGCGTTGATCAACGACTATAAGGCCAAGAATGGTGCGCCTCCGGCCGATATGCTCGCAGTTTATAATTACGTGCATGGCCAGATGATCAAGCGTGCCAAAGAGAACAAAATCCTTCAGGATATGTTCAACTCTTAAGGAGCGTAAGTATGGCTGATAAAGTAGATGACCTGATGATCAAGACACTTAACAAGGTGTCTGAGACAGGTAACATTACGACCGGCGATATTTTCGTTCTCAAGTATTGTAAACATGAACGTGCGAAACAGTCTCAGTCTCCGGCTTACAAGCAACTCCTAACAGGAGCGGGAGAGGTTCTAACCTTTCTAAGAACTGCTTTTGGAGGTGAATGAGAATGCCTGGTCCAATGTTTAACCCTGGAATGGGGAATCGTTGTGGGATGATGAAAAGCCCTGAGCAGATTCAGCAAGAGATGAATCAACTGATGCAGCAGTACAATAGTATGTATCAGAACATGAGCAATCGAATGCCAATGAATGAACCTGCTCAGATCGTTAATGACACGTTCGCCAATCGCCGTAGAGGCGAATACAGCGAAGTGCATGATCCGAGCGAAGTAGAGCAAGCTTCTGTCCCGATGGATGGCACTCCTCGTTTGTTCTTCGATTTCAAGAATAAGCGATTCTGGGCTAAGAAGTATGAGAATGGTCAGACATATATTACACCATACTCATTTGGCTCTCTTATGCAAAACTCTTCGGATGCCGTATCCTTTAATCCTTCGAGTGAATCCTCTGTGGACTATACGAAGGAACTTTCCACTCAAAATGAGCCCAAAGAGGAATCCTCTGACGCTCGACTCGATCGCTTAGAGGCGATGATGAGTCAGATTTTGGAAAGGATGACTTTAAATGAGTCTAATGGATCTGGTGAAACTTGCGAACACGGTAAGCAATCCGCAGCAAGCGCAAGGAATGGCACTAAACGCTCTGGCAAAGAGATCTCCGGAGACAGCAGCAATGTTGTCAACGATGATCAAGCGGGGTGATGACCCTGCGAAAGCAATTCGGCAGTTTGCCCAAGAAGGAAAGATAAGTACACAGCAGTTAGACGAGCTTCAGCAAGTTTACGGAATGGCAAGAAAGATGGGCCTACGTAACTTTAATATTCCCGACAGTGTTTGGAATGAAGCTCGACAGGCAATTGGTGGGGTAGCTTCCAATCAATTGCAGCCCAAAAGTGGGTCCGATTGGTTCTAATATTGGTTTTAACTCAGTAGGGTGGCCAACTATTGAGTTGAAATAATATTTTTATTAGGAGGACACACTAACAATGGCAGAACTGAGCGATGTTCTTATGATGAAGGCTCTCGAGGACGACAACAATCATGATACCTGGGGTAGCGCTGGCTTCCTCTGGGTTATCCTGATCTTCCTGTTCTTCCTGGCTTTCAACGGCGGTGGTCTCTTCGGCAATCGCGGTTTCGGTAACGGTGCCGCGGTCGTTGCGAATGATCTTTCTCAGGTTGAGCGTGATGTCCTCACGGGCAATTGCGCGACCCAGAAGGAGGTTCTTGAGAACCGTTATACCAGTCAGCTTTCCTTCAATCAGCTGGGTGCCCAGATGCAGTCTTGCTGCTGTGACATCAAGACGACCATCATCGAGCAGAATCAGCTGACTCGCGATCTGATCCAGTCCCAGTATCTGGATGAGCTCCGTACCAAGCTGTCTGACGCGAAGACGCAGATCAGCAACATGGAACAGAACCAGTATATCCTGGGTCAGATTGGTAATTTCTATACCAAGCCGAGCGTGAATCCCAACACCTGCTACAATAATAACTACGGCTGCGGTGGCTGCAACGGTTGCGGGTGCAACTGAGCTACCTCGTAGTGCTTTGACAAGCAAGGAGGGAATTCAAAATGGCAAGTAACTGCTATCGCAAGTCTACGTTAACAGCGCTCAACACCACGGCCCAGACATTCGTCACGGCTGGTACCATTCTGTCTCCTGGAGGACAGTTGGAGAAGACGGGTTGTTCGCTGACCACGAGTCTCCAGGGTATCCGAATTCTTTCGGATGGTCTTTATACGGCTAGTGGTGCCGTTGCATTTACGCCCTCTGATGCGGGCGTTGTCATCGTTGCACTTTATAAGGATGGCAATTTGCTTCCTTGTTCTGTGCGTACGATGAACGTCAACAGCGGAGTACTGTACATGCTCGACGCCATTGCTCCGGCGTTTGAAGGCGAGGCTTGCCGGGTGATCCACCCCGAAATCACTGTGAGAATCAGTGGTGTTGATGGTACGGTCAGTCGTGTTTGCCTTAATGTCACGCGCCTTGCGTGAGTTGTGTTGAGGGGTCTGGGGTCCATTATGGGCCCCGCCCTTCTATTTTTAGTTTTGAGCATTGACTAGAATTCGTGGTATGGCCACGATTACGAGTTCTATTAAGTGCTCAACTCTAAAATAGAAAGGGTGAAGTGTATGCCTGTAACTATTTCCTGGCAAACCATAGTTTCATTCGCAGCCGTCCTTGGCGCAGGTGCAGTCGTATGGAATTACATCACTCGAGTTGTCCACAAATTGGAATATGATCGGGAACAAGACGAACGAATTACTCGTTTAGAAGAAGCCCATTCTCGTGACATTGCCGATTTGCGAAGACATCACGATGAAGACATGGCTGCAACTCGGAAAGAGATGGCAATCATATGCAGAGGTATCCTGGCGTCATTGAAAGATGACGAGAAGGCAAAACAGTCCTCTATCAAGGAGATGGAGGACTATTTAAATAGCTCTGCGCACCACATTGTCAATCAAAATCAAAAACGTAAGTAAGGAGGAAACGACATGAAGTTCGAGATGAGTGACAAAGTATATGACATTCTCAAATGGGTTGTCATGATCGTACTTCCGGCTTGCTCTGCTCTATACGCATCTCTTGCTCCGGTTTGGGGCTGGGGTAATGTAGAACAGATTACCGTAACGTTGAGTGCGATTCAACTGTTCCTTGGCAGCTTGATTGGGATTTCGACGTCCAACGTGAAAAAAACAAAAACCAACCAAAAGAAAGCATAACGATGTTTCATTCTCGGGATGTGAAGTATCTGCGCGAAGACGTTCGAGTAAACGCTAAGATATTTTTGGATCTTTGCAAGGAAGCTGGTCTGAATGTTCTTATTACCGAAACAGTTCGCGATAAGGCATATCAAGAATACTGTGTTTCTCAAGGTTGGGCCGCCAAGACAGCGACCGTTCCAACGTTTCATTCTGTAGAAGCCGGATTAGCATTCGACATCTGCAAGAATGTAAAAGGTCATGAATACGATGATGCCGAGTTCTTCAAGAAAGTATCGGCCATCGGAAAAAAGATTGGCTTTAGTTGGGGCGGAGACTGGAAAAGTTTTGTTGATCGAACCCATTTTCAGTGGGACGACCACAAAAAGTATAGCAGTAGTATGATCAAGGCTGGAAAATACCCGCCTAATATGCCGAAATATGAGGTTGATGTTTCTATGAGGGAAATAACTGGTGCTACATCCGACGAAAAGCGGATGATCAAAGCAATCCAAACCGCGACTGGTGCCCTTGCGAATGGTGTAATTGGCAATCAGACTATGTCTGATATTGCTATTAAACTTAATGCAAAATGCTTCCCGCTGAATGTAAAGCTGTATGGTTGCCCCGCAATCATTGCAAAAGACATCGATCCGTTTAATCCCAACAGTGCGCTTCCGCTTAATTGCATTAGTGGTAGTTTTAATGGTGGTGTTGCTCCCTGTAGCGTTCTTATCCGAAATGGAGAAGTCGTTTGCTGGTCTGCCTGCCATTATGTTTCCCTCGATAAGCCGGAAAGCGTTATCTATAAGCTTCGTAGTACTGGCGAAGTAAAGATTAAACGTGTCAAAACGGTGAGTGACGATCTGCCGCTTTATGACGTTGTCTGGGCGGTCGGTGGAATGGGGCTGATGGATTTCTATGATCCGAAAGCCGAGGGTTTCACTGGCGTCTTTAGCGATGTTCTGCGCAAGACGAATCATACAGTTCTCGGATATCGTAATGGTATGATGTATGGCCTGTACTGTCCCAACATGACGGCAAGCCAGATCAATACCCTTTGCAAATCTAAGATGATGTTTGACTTTGCTATCATGCTTGATGGCGGCCATGTTGCGGCAATCAATGCTCAGAATAACAAAATCAACACATCTTTGAAGCAGCTTTACGCTATCAAGTTCCTGTAAAATTCAAAATGGCAGAAAGGAGACCGTGAGACATGGCTATCAGTCGTAAACCTCCGTTGACGGAAGAAGCTCAAGAGAAGCATATGATTGCTCTTGCCATGGATCTTGCTGAGAAACAGTTAAGAGAGGGCACCGCATCTTCGCAAGTCATTACTCATTATCTGAAGTTGGCTTCGACTAAGGAGCAAAAGGAACTTGAACTCCTGGAGACTCAGAAAAAATTGATGGATGCGAAGGCAGAAGCGATTACATCGATGAAGAGTCAGGAGGAGCTCTTCAAAAGTGCAATCAAGGCGTTTAAAACCTACAGCGGACAAGGGAGCGAAGATGATGAGCCGGAATATTAAATGTTATTCCGAACTGATTACTTTGCCCACCTTGGTCGAACGATATGAGTATCTTCGAATTGGTGGAAATGTCGGAGAAGATACCTTCGGCTATGATCGATGGATTAATCAGATATTTTACAATTCTGAAGAATGGAAACGAGTACGACGAGAAGTTATCCTACGTGATACGATAGGACGCGAGTGTTGTGATCTGGGAATTGAAAAGTTCCCTATATATGGACGAATCCTCGTTCATCATATGGTTCCTTTATTGGTAGATGATATTGCTCAATCGAACGAGTTCTTACTCAATCCAGAGTATCTCATATGCTGTTCTGATAATACACACCGGGCAATTCATTATGGTGATGCGAAGTTACTCCCTCGGGACTATACTCCGCGTTCACTATTCGATACTTGCCCTTGGAAGCATTAGGAGGAAATATGGCTAAGAAGGCAAAAGCACCGGAAGTCCAGACTGAAGAAGTTAAGGCTGGTCAGGGTGTAGTGGTCGGTACCGACCTCCTCAACATTCGTAAGGGTCCGAGTGTCAATGATCGAGTCCTTTATGTAATCCAGAAGGATATGACTGTTGAGATTGTTTCCGAACCGAACCCCGAGTGGTATGAAGTGATCACTCCTTCGGGTCACGGTTATTGTATGCAGATCTTTATTAAGCGTACGTAAGGAGGATCCATATGATCGATAGCATCCTCAATACGATCAAGAAAAAGATCGGAGTCTCTGAGGATGATACTTGTTTCGACGAGGCTATTCTTACGGAGATTAACACAGCAGGCTCTTTCTTGTCCCAATTAGGCGTAACGAGTTTTGATAGCTTTACCGTGTGTGATTCGAGTAACACGTGGGATGAATGTATTTCTGACCGAGTTAAGTTAGCCGACATCAAGACATACATTTATATTTATGTGAAACTCAACTTCGATCCACCGACAAATGCGTTTCTGGTTCAGCTTCTGAAGGACCAGATGAAAGAATGCGAATGGCGAATTAATGTCGCCGTTGATCCTTAAGGAAGGAGAGAATTCAAAATGGTTGTTTATAGTGATGAACTCTGCCATTATGGAATTCGCGGAATGCGATGGGGCATCCGTCGTTATCAGAATTCCGACGGTAGTCTCACCACAGCTGGCCGAAATCGCTATTCTACGGGCAAGCATCATTCGATTTTCACTCGTAAGAAAACGACTTCCAAGATTACAACCAAGCCAGCCGAAGAAAAACCGAAACAGAAGTCTATAAGTGAGATGAGTGATGCTGAACTGAATGCATTTCTGAATCGAAAGCGTTTGGAACAGCAGTACTATCAGCTTATGGCGACGCCTCAGAAGAAATCTGCGGTTACCAAGGGTAAGGAACTGGTCGGGAAAGCACTGGAAAATGCTGCCCAGGATACCCTTACCCAAATCGCTAAGTACACAATGGCAAAAGGTGTTAACAAGGTGCTTGGCGATAATGTTGTCAATGCAAAGGTAACTGACAAGGAAAAAGAGGCCAAGAACAAGTAGGTGACCTAAATGGCATTATCGAACATAGCGGTACCACGGTATTACGGTATGTTCCGTGATGCCGTAGTTAGAGGGGAAATACCGGTAAATCGAGAAGTTTCTTTACAGATGAACCTCATCGACGATCTTATCGATGATCCGGGATGCTACTACGATGACGAAGCCGTGGAGGGCTTTCTTGCTTTCTGTGAAAATGAGCTGACCCTGACCGATGGTGGGGATTTAGATCTTCTTGACACATTCAAACTCTGGGCCGAGGATGTCTTTGGCTGGTTTTACTTTACGGAAAAGAGTATACCAGTTCCCAGTCCCGATGGTCGCGGCGTTCGTTTTGTTCGAAAGCGAATTAAGAAAAGGCTTCGTAATAAGCAGTACTTGATCGTTGGTCGAGGTGCTGCGAAATCACTATACGATGCATGCATGCAGAGTTATGGACTTTGCATCGACACAACAACTACTCACCAAATTACGACTGCTCCGACAATGAAGCAGGCGGATGAGGTCCTATCTCCAATTCGAACTGCCATTACTCGTTCGAGAGGTCCACTATTCCAATTTCTCACAGATGGCTCACTCCAGAATACAACTGGGTCGAAAGCCAATCGTGTGAAGTTGACTTCCACGAAGAAGGGTATTGAGAATTTCCTGACTGGTTCTTTGCTCGAGATTCGTCCTATGAGTATTGCTAAGCTTCAGGGCTTACGATGCAAGTATGCGAGTATTGATGAATGGCTTTCTGGTGACATTCGAGAAGATGTTATTGGCGCCATAGAGCAGGGTGCATCTAAGATTGACGACTATCTCATCTTAGCCACAAGCTCGGAAGGAACGGTTCGAAATGGCAGTGGTGATACAATCAAAATGGAGCTGGAAAGCATCCTAAGAGGAGAGTATCGCAACCCACATGTCTCCATTTGGTGGTATAAGCTCGATAGCATTGATGAAGTCGCAGATCCTTCTATGTGGATGAAGGCGAACCCAAACCTTGGAAAAACCGTTACCTATGAAGTGTATCAATTGGATGTTGAGAGAGCAGAAAAGGCTCCTGCTGCACGCAATGATATTCTCGCAAAGCGCTTCGGCATTCCGATGGAGGGTTATACCTACTTCTTCCCCTACGAAGAGACCATTCCTCATAAGCATCGCGAGTTTTGGAAAATGCCTTGTTCACTTGGCATGGACCTTTCTCAGGGCGACGACTTCTGTGCATTTACGTTCCTATTTCCTTTACCGAATGGAACGTTCGGTGTGAAGACTCGAAATTATATTTCGTCGACCACACTTAATAAATTGCCTCCGGCGATGTATCAGAAGTATTGCGACTTTATTCGAGAAGGCAGTCTGATTGTTCTCGAGGGTGTAACTCTGAACATGATGGTCGTGTATGACGATCTCGATCGATTTATCTCTGAGGCACAATACGACATCCGATGTGTCGGATTTGACCCGTATAATGCTAAAGAATTTATTGAGAAATGGATTTCTGAAAATGGTCCGTTTGGTATCGAGAAAGTTATACAAGGTGCAAAAACTGAATCTGTTCCTCTTGGCGAGTTGAAGAAACTCTCGGAAGAGAGGATGCTTCTCTTTGATGAGGAACTTATGTCCTTTACGATGGGTAACTGTATCGTAATCGAGGATACCAATGGCAATCGAAAGCTTCATAAGAAGCGCTACGATCAAAAGATCGATGCTGTTTCTGCAATGATGGACGCATTCGTTGCTTACAAGTTGAATATCGAAGCTTTTGATTAAGGAGGTGACCATATGGTTGTCTATTCTGATGAACTTTGCCACTGGGCAAAAGGTTCCGTTGGTAAGAACCATAAGTATCTCAAACGTGAGTGGAAGAATGGTCGGTGGCATTATTACTATTCGACCAATTATGACAAGAGTCTCCGTGGAACGGCTCGTCGATTAATTGGCGCGGATGCCCGTGGCTATGCAAATGAAAAAATTAGGGATTATAATCGATCCAAAGCTAACTCGGAAGGATATTCCGAACTTAAGTCTGATCCGGCACGTGTAAAGTGGTATAATGAGTCTAAGGAAAAAGCTTTGCGAGATGATGCTGCTGTCAAAGGGGCATTGGCGAGTAAGGCTATCCGCGATTATTATAAAACTCCACTCGGTCAAGTTCAAAAGGCAAAAGACGTGATCGAAAATGGGCGAAATAAAGTTGCTGATATTTTAAGTTCTGCTTCTAAAAAGATTCGTTCATCTAAATCGCAGTATTTCTAAGAGGTAATTCAAAATGGCAGAAACGCTCTTCAGTAAAGTGAAGCGTGCGTGGAATGCATTCTCGGATTCTGACTGGGATCGTTATGTTCCGGCAGGTCAGATGATCAGTTCATCTCGTCCGGATCGGGTGATTCTGTCCCGTGGTAACGAAAAAACGATCGTAACTGCGATTTACAATCGTATTGCGATGGACGTTGCTGCACTGGATTACCTTCATGTTCAATTGGATGAAAATGGTCGATTTGTTAAGAAGATTGATGATGATCTGAATCATTGTCTTGAAGTCGAAGCAAATATCGATCAGACCTCTCGAGCATTTGTACAGGATGCAATCCTAAGCATGTTCGACTGGGGGACGATTGCCATTTGTCCAATTGATACAGACCAGGAACCGGATCAAGAGGGTGACATTGTCACACGCTACTATACGATGCGTATTGGTGAAATCATCGAATGGCGTCCGAGACAGGTATTGGTTCGTTGCTATAACGATCGTACCGGTCAGTTCGAGAATGTCACATTCGATAAAGCCAATGTCGGCATTGTTCAAAATCCCTTCTATGCGATAATCAACGAGCCCAATAGTATGATGAAGCGTCTTGTGCATAAGCTTAACTTGCTTGATGCCATCGACGAACAGTCTGCTAGCGGTAAACTCGATCTGATTATACAGCTCCCCTATGTCATTAAGACAGAAGCCCGTAAGACCCAGGCTGAATCTCGGCGAAAACAGATTGAGGAACAGCTCATGGGTTCAAAGTACGGCATTGCTTACACAGACGGTACGGAGAAGATCACACAGTTGAATCGTGCTGTGGAAAACAACCTCATGACTCAGATTGAATACCTTACGAGTATGGTATACGCCCAGTTGGGTATCACTCAGAGTGTATTGGATGGAACCGCAGACGAATCGACGATGCTGAACTACAACAACCGATCGGTGGAGCCATGTGCTTCTGCTCTTACCGATGAGCTCTATCGTAAATTCCTTACGACATCTCAGCGAGAGAAGATGGAATCGATCTCCTTCTTTAGAGATCCCTTTAAACTCGTACCGGTTAGCCAGATTGCCGAAATTGCAGATAAGTTTACTCGTAATGAGATTCTTACCTCCAATGAGATCCGTCAGGTTATCGGTATGAAGCCGTCTAAGGATCCGAAGGCTGATGAGCTCCGCAACAAGAACTTGTCACAGTCTAAAGTGGATCAGCAAACCCCTACGGTCCCAACCAAAGCGGACCAAACCGTATCGGTCAAAAATTCTAAAGAAGGAGGATAAACATAATGCCCGATATTGATCACGTTCGTCCGGGTCCTGGTAATTCCGATTTTCAGGGCTGGGCGTCCAAGAACAATCTTCTGTGCACGGATGGTCGAGTAATTCGCGAGAACGCATTCGCACATCAGAACGGTGCTGTTGTTCCACTCGTCTGGAACCATCGTCATGATACCCCAAGTGCTATTATCGGTAAAGCCACCCTGGTCAACAAGCCCGATGGCGTGTATTGCTATGGTCTGTTTAACAACACCAAATTTGGCAACATGTGCAAAGAGCTTGTCACTCATGGGGACGTTACCTCTCTGTCGATTCTCGCCAATCAGTTGAAGCAGAAGGGCCACGACGTTATGCACGGTATGATCCGTGAAGTCAGTCTCGTTCTGGCGGGTGCAAATCCCCAGGCATTTATCGAGGACATGGATCTGGCACATGGAGAAGATGCCGAGTACGAAGCTCGCATCTACCCTCAGGAGCCGATCATTTGTCATGGCGATGATGACTTTGAGGAAGAGGAACCGGAGCCGGAAAATACGCCGTCCGAAGAGAATCCGGAAGGAAATCCAACCAACGAAAGTGAGCCGGAATCCAATCCCGAACCCGATCCGACTCCTGCAAATCAAAATGGGGAGGAAAATCCCGTGGAAAACAACCCCACTACGAATCCGGAACTTCAGCACGCTGACGGTTCCGAAGAGACCATTCAGGATGTCATTGACTCCATGAATGAGAAGCAGAAAAACGTTATGTATTATCTGGTTGCAACTGCCAGAGAAGAAAATAAGGAGGATCCCACTATGGCTCACAATGCCTTTGAGAGCGGTGCGAATACGACCGCTCAGCTCACTCGTGAGAACTTTGCCCTTCTTGCGAAGGAAGCCAAAGCCTGCAGCTCCCTGAAGGAAGCCGTTCTGGCTCACATGGACGATATGGAGGGTCTGTCTGACGCCCTAATGCATGCCGACGAATACGGCATCACCAACATCGAGTATCTGTTCCCCGACGATCGCAATGTTACCCGTCAGCCTCAGTTCATCCAGCGCGACATGTCCTGGGTCTCCGGCGTTATGTCCGCTGTCCACCATGTTCCGTTCTCTCGCATTAAGTCTGTCTTCGCCGACATCACCGCCGACGAGGCCCGTGCCAAGGGTTACCTGAAGGGCAAGCTGAAGAAGGAAGAGGTCTTCACCCTGCTCAAGCGTTCCACCACGCCTCAGACCATCTACAAGAAGCAGAAGCTCGATCGCGATGACATCATCGATATCGTTGACTTCGACGTCGTCGCCTGGCTCAAGAGCGAGATGCGCATGATGCTCAATGAGGAAATCGCTCGTGCGATTCTGGTGTCCGACGGCCGTTCCACCGCCTCCGACGACAAGATCAAGGAAGACAACATCCGTCCGATCTGGACCGATGCGGACCTGTACACCATCAAGGTCGGTATCGACTCCGTTACCTACAACGACGATGACAAGCTGGCCAAGGAGTTCATCCGTCAGTGCATCAAGTCCCGCAAGGACTACAAGGGCAGCGGCAATCCCGCTCTCTACACTACCGAAGAGATGCTCACCAACATGCTGCTTCTCGAGGATGGCATCGGGCATCGTCTGTACAAGACCGAGGAAGAGCTCCGTACCGCTCTGCGCGTGAGCAAGATCGTCACCGTTCCCGTCATGGAGGGTCTGACCCGTGAGGTGACCCATGAGGCCGATTCCAAGGCTTACATCCACAGCCTGATGGGCATCATCGTCAACCTGACCGACTACACCGTCGGCGCTGATAAGGGTGGTGCGGTCTCCATGTTCGACGATTTCGATATCGACTACAACCAGCAGAAGTACCTGATGGAGACCCGTTGCTCCGGCGCTCTCACCAAGCCCTACAGCGCCATCACCATCGAGTCCTACGCGGTCAAGGCCGGCGGCTAATTCAAAATGGCGAAGTTTTGTGGGAAAATCGGCTATGCAACACTGGTCGAAGAGAGCCCAGGCGTATGGATCGAGAAGATCGTTGAACGTCAGCACTTCGGCGATTGGGTGTCGAACACCGCGAAGCTTCAAGCTCAGGAAGGTCTGAATGACGATCTGGTGATCGCGAACGATTTAAGTATCGTGGCCGATCCCTATGCCAAAAAGAACTTCCACTCGATCCGTTATGCAACATACATGGGAACAAAGTGGCGGGTGCGTATGGTCAAAGAGGCCTACCCCCGCCTCACCCTTGTGTTAGGAGGAGTATACAATGACTCGAATGGAAACCAATAGGCGGAAGTTTCATAAACTCCTTCAAAAGCTTCTTGGGTCGGATCAGGTTTATTACCAGAGGCCTGAGAATAAGCGGATGACGTATCCTGCTATTGTCTATAACCGTGATGAGATCAGTAATGGCCATGCAGATAATAGTATTTATAAGCAGGAGTATGTCTATGCTGTCACCGTGATCGATCCGAATCCCGATAGTATCATCGTCGATAAAGTATCGAAGATCCCTAGGACTCGATTCGTTCGACATTATACACAGGATCGTCTCAATCACGACTTGTTTACCATATATTTCTAAGGAGGATCACATCCTATGGCTAATAAGCGTCTTATCTGGGATGCTGTTGGTGAGCGCCTGTATGAAACCGGCGTGGACCATGGCGTTCTGTACGTTATGGGTGAAAACAATACCTATGGCGAGGGCATCGCTTGGAACGGTCTGACCGCGGTCAACGAATCCCCTTCCGGTGCTGAGTCCACCGCTCTGTATGCGGACAACATCAAGTATCTCAACATGATCTCTGCGGAAGAGTATGGCTACACCATCGAGGCCTACTATTCTCCCGAGGAATTCGACCAGTGCGATGGTCTGGCAAGTCCGGTCGCTGGCATGACGATCGGCCAGCAGAAGCGCAAGATGTTCGGCTTCGTGTATCGTTCCCTGATCGGCAATGATACCGACGGCCAGGATCACGGTTATAAGCTGCACATCTGCTACGGCTGCCAGGCATCTCCCTCCGAGCGCAACCACCAGACGGTCAACGACAGCCCTGAGGCTACCAATCTGAGCTGGACGGTCACCACCACCCCGGTGAATGTGACTGGCTATAAGCCCACTGCGTCTATCGTGATTGATTCCACCAAGATCGATCAGCAGAAGCTCACTGCTCTCGAGGATGTCCTGTTCGGTAAGGATCCCACTACGACGGGCGGCGACGACGGCGTGGCCCCGAAGCTGCTGATGCCTGATGAGGTTATCAACCTTCTCAAGGCAGGCGGCTAAATCTATCTTTATGGAGGGGCCTCTTCGCGGGGGCTCCTCCTATCATTTTTATTTTTTGAAAAGGAGAAAGCACAATGTACAGGAGACCTATCACTTTTACGGATTACGACGGTAATCAGGTTACGGAGAATTTCGAGTTCAATCTGTCCAAGGCTGAGCTCGTGGAAATGGAAGCCGAGTATCCCGGCGGGATGCAGGCCATGATTCAGAGAATTACGAAGGAGCGTGATGGTAAGGCCATCGTTTCGGTCATCAAGGACATCATCCTTCGTTCCTACGGTGAGCGTTCTCTCGACGGTCGTCGCTTCGTCAAGAACGAGGACATGCGCGAGAAGTTCTCTCAGACCGATGCATATTCCGAGCTTTTCATGGAGCTCGCGATGAACCCCGATAAGACGGCCGAGTTCATCAACAACATCATTCCGAAGATGCCTGACGCCCCCAAGCCGACGGAGTAAATTCAAAATGGTTGAAATGGAGGCTAGGGAATGCTTCGGCTGACGATACCTGAACAAGAGGTGTTCAATGATGACACGCAAGAGTTTAGCTTTACTAAAGAAGTAACGCTCCAACTTGAACATTCTCTAGTCTCTATTTCGAAATGGGAAGCCAAATGGCACATCCCTTTTCTTCGTAGGGAACCGATGACTCGTGAGCAGACGATCGATTACATTCGCTGCATGACGATCACCCAGAATGTTCCAAAAGAAGCGTACGAATTCTTGACAAATGAGAATATTAAAACCGTTATGGCGTACATTGACGACTCGATGACCGCCACTACCGTGAGACATCGTAAGAAATCGACTTCTCGTGATGTTATCACATCAGAGCTCATCTATTATTGGATGGTAACGCTTAATATTCCCTCGCAATATGAGAAATGGCATTTGAACCGGCTTCTGACACTCATTGACGTCTGTAATGCAAAGAATGGAAAACCCGAAAAGATGTCTCGTCGAGAGACTGCTGACGAGTATCGTTCCATCAACGCTCGCCGACGTGCAGAAGCCAAATTGGCTAGGAGATAACAGCAATGGCCCTTGTCGTTATGAAACAATCCGGCAGTTTGAAGAACTTTGAAGGATTTCTTTATAAAAACCGGAAAAGGCGTCTCTACCAACTGCTGAACGAATATGGCAAGCAGGGGGTTGAACTTCTTCGTGATGCTACACCGGTGGATACGGGTAAAACTGCTACCGGATGGGATTACGAAATCGAGGTAAACTCCCAGGGCATTTCGCTTTATTGGGTCAACAATAACGTGAATGAGGGAGTTCCTATTGCTATTCTTATACAATATGGTCATGCGACTCGAAATGGTTCCTACGTGCAAGGCGTTGATTACATCAACCCGGCATTAAGACCCCTATTCGAGTCTATGGCTACTAAGCTCTGGAAGGAAGTGAGTTGACGATGGCAACTAGTATTGACTATAGAATTGTTGAAGCTCAATTTCGAAATTCGAATTTTGAGAAGAACATTGCCCAGTCGACCGAGTCTCTGGAGCGATTTAAGCGATCCCTTGACGTCGATCAACAGGCTAAGAGCTTAGCAAAGCTTGACGATGCAGCCGATCTGGCTGGTATGAAGGGGCTCGCACAGCAGGTCGACAAAGTAGCAGATAAATTTTCTGCTATGGGCGTTGTCGCATTTACCGCTCTTCAGCGAATCACAAATGCGGCAATCGACACCGGCGTTTCTTTGGTTAAGTCACTTTCGATTGACCAGGTCACTGCTGGCTGGAATAAGTACGAGCAAAAGACGTCCAATGTTCAGACGCTCGTTAATGCAACCGGCAAGTCTGTTGATGAGATCAATGGATATTTAGAGAAGCTTATGATGTTCTCGGATGAGACATCGTATGACTTCACGACAATGGCACAATCCCTTGGTCAGATGGTCACCAGTGGCGGTGACATCGATCATCTGATTCCGATGATTGAGGGTATTGCGAATGCAACCTCTTTCGCTGGTAAAGGTGCCGCAGAATTCTCTCGCTCAATCTACAACCTAAACCAGTCTTACGGTCAGGGATTCTTGACTCTTATGGACTGGCGAAGTGTCGAACTTTCCGGCGTTGCGTCTCAGCAGCTGAAAGAGACATTCATTGACGTTGGTAAAGCCCTCGGTACTTTGGATAAAAATGGGAGAACTGCAAAAGGTACTCTTGTTGATATTGGTAACTTCTCGACTACACTTGCCGATAAGTGGGCTTCTCGAGAGGTTATGGAGCAGGCATTCGGTCGCTTTGCTCAAGTGACAGAAGCGGCCTATAAGCTTGTTCAAAATGGTATGGCTGATACTTATAGTGAAGCCTATGCCATGCTGGATGGAGCCTTTGAGCAGGTTTACTATCGTGCGGCATTAGCTGCTCAGGAAGCCAAGACTTTCGGAGAAGCTATCAACTCCGTTAAGGATGCCGTCAGTTCTGGCTGGATGACCACGTTCGATTATATTTTCGGTGGCTACGATAAGGCAAAAGAAATCTGGACAAATCTGGCGAATGATTTGTGGGATGTCTTTGCCGCTCCGGCAGAGGATCGAAATAGTATCCTGAAAGAGTGGGTTGAAATCGGCGGTCAGACTGCTTTGTGGGAAGGTTTGACGAATATTTTCAAGTCTCTCTTGAGTGTCATTGAAGCTGTTCGAGAGGGCTTTAGCGAGATATTCCCCGCTAAGACGGGTCAGCAGCTAGCAGACCTTACATTCCGATTCCGGGACTTTAGCGAGAAACTTGTTGCGAGCGAAGATACGCTGGCAAAAGTGAAAGAAGTCGCATCTGGTCTCGCATCGATTGTTAAGTTGCTGATCACCCCGATTAAACTCGTTCTTGGGTTGGTTGGAAAGATTATAACTCAGGCTGCTCCGCTTACAAGTTACCTTCTTTCCTTCTCTGCGACCATTGGTGGTTTGTTAACGAATCTTGTTAAGATGGTTGATGAATCACGAGTGATCGAAGGTATATTTGCGACATTGAAGAGCGCAATAGAAGCCGTTGGTGGAGCGTTCATGTTCCTCGGTGGAATGCTTTCTACAAGCATTTCCGCTTTTACGGGAATCAACGTTCTTGACATTAATAACGTTACGACGTCTCTTTCCGAGATTCCTCCGATTGGTGAGCAGATTGCTAAGGTATTTGACACCATCGGCGAATCTGGAAAGAATGCATTCGGTAAGGCATCCCAGTGGGTGTCTCAGTTGAAGGGCTGGGCAACCAGCGCTGCTTCGACGATTGGATCGTTCGCAAAATCCATCGCTTCTACACTGAAGCCTATCGGAGATCGCATCAAATCGATTTTCGAAGGCGTCACCTTAACGGATGCGATTGGTACAACGCTTCTGTTCGGTCTTTATGAGCAGATAAAGAAGATTGCTAAGGCATTTGCCGCAATGAAAACCAATTGGGCTGGCGTTACTAAGGCACTCACCAAAGTTCTTAACACCGCCGGTGATACGCTAAAGGCGTTCCAGAACAAAGTCAATGCTGAAGTGCTTAAGTCGATTGCTATCTCGATTGGTATCTTGGCAGCTTCTTTGTTCTTGATTTCCCGTGTAAATCCTGAAAACATGGGTAAGTCTCTTGCGGCTGTCGCATTGCTCTTTGGCGAACTGACTGCCATTCTCGGTATTATGAGCGGTAAGAAAATGACTGCTGGTAAGGCAGAGCTTCTTACATTGTCCGGTGCTCTGATCGGTATGTCCGTTGCTATTTCGATTCTGGCTGGTGCGTTGGCTAAGTTAACGGAATCAGCAAAGGATACATGGGTGTTTGCCAAAGCGACCTTTGCAATTATCGCCATACTAGTAGCTTTGGAAAAGGTCGGCGTTGCACTTTCCACTAAAGTTGGCGAGAAGCAGGTTATGAAACTTGCTCTTGTCTTCCTGTCCTTAGCTACGGCGGTTCGAATCCTCGCAAGCGCGTTCCAGGCATTTGATGGAATTAGCTGGGCTGAATTCGGCATGGGAATCGCATCATTGATCATTGGAATCGGCGCTATAACCGGTTCTATCGCTGTCATGAAGGCGGTCCCGGGTCAGCTTTCAAGTGTAGCATCGAGTCTAATTGCATTTGGACTTGCACTGTCTGCATTGATATTGCCGATTAAGATTCTTGGAGGGATGGATACTAAGGACCTTCAGCAAGGTCTGATTACCACTGCAAAACTTCTCGTTGGTGTCGTCGCTTCGATTAGCGGAATGTCCATTGCCATGAAGGGGTTTGCTGGTATTTCCGGAAAAGGCATGATGGCGATAACGCAGGGATCTCTTGCTGGACTAGCTAAGAGTCTCCTTGCTTTGTCCATTTCTATCTCCTTACTGGTCGTTCCTCTTCGCATTCTTGGTGCATTACCGATCGAACAGATTCGGCAGGGATTGATATCCATCGGACTTCTGATGGGTGGACTGACTGCCAGTTTGTCGATCATGGGTAATAACCATGTTGCTGGAACGGCAAGCGGAATACTGGCATTTGCACTCGCACTCAATATGCTGGTTATTCCAATCAAGGCTTTCTCTACCCTCAAACTCCCGGCCATTGGAACTGGTCTTTTAACTCTTGCTGGTGCTATTACCATTATGCTTGGTTCGGCATTCGGATTAGGCATTCTGGCTAAGACGTTCGCTGGTCTGGAGAAATCCATGCTGGCATTTGGTCTTGCTGCACTTGGTGTAGGTGCTGCCGTTGCCGCTTTGTCTGTCCTTTTGGGCACCTTGTCTGCGATTGGTGCAGCTGGTGTAGCGGCTATTGTGGCTGCTATTGCCGCATTCTTCCAAGCAGTCAAGGTGATGCTTCCCGTTATCGAGGAAGGCTTGACTGATATTCTCATCACCATCGGACACGTTCTTAAGAGAGGCGCTCCGGCTGTTGTTGAGGGTCTTATCGTTATGTTCGACGAGGCTATGAAGCAACTCCGCGAGTATGCGCCCTCGATGATCGCAAGTCTCGGTGATCTGATTGTCGTTCTTATCAACGGACTAAGCACCTATGCCCCTCAAATCCGAGATGCTTTAAAGAGCTTGTTTGCTGTCTGGTTTGGCGATGCAAGTCGCGAAGAGGTCATCCTTGATATTCTCGCATCTGCAACGGCTCTCGTTGCTGTTCTGAAGATGCTGAGTATTGCCAAGGCATGGGGTAAGAATGCTATCATCGGCGCTGGGTTTGCGGCCGCTGCGACTCTGATTCTTGGTGGAGCATTGGCTGTCCTCGAGAATCTCGGCAATACAGATAAAATGCTGACTGCCGCTTTGGCCCTTGGCACCATCATAACGGCCATGAGTGTAGCGATGCGAGTTGCAGCACCCCTTGGCGAGATGGGTCTCGGCGCACTTAAGGGTATCGGTATGGTCGTAGCAGTTGTTACGGCATTGAGCGCTCTGTTTGGTGCATTCCAGGCCTTCTTTGGCGAGAATGAAGTCGTCAAGAAGATCATGGATGGCAACATCAAATTCATGGAATACATCGGTACTGCTCTTGGATCCTTTATTGGGGGTATTAAGAAAGGCATTTCTGATGTAGTCGGCGAGAGAGATTCGTTCCTGACCAAATTCGGTAAAGACCTTAAGGAATTCTGGTCGAATGCATCTGTCTTCTTCCAGGGCATTAATGGTCTGAAGGATAGCGTATTCAGTAACATGGTATCCCTTGGTGAAGCCATGTTGATATTTACTGGAACGAAATTCTTGGATGGTCTTGCATCCATCATCGGCAGAAGTGACCTGCTTGACTTCTCGAAGCAGTTGGCCAATTCTGCTCCATATCTCAAGACATTCTACACTGAGGTTGGAGTGATCGATCAGTCGTCCATTGAGAATGCAATCTATGCGATTGGCGGTATGGCAGAGGCGGCATCCAAGATTCCGACATTTGGCGGTCTTAAGGGTGCTGTATTTGGCAATTCCTTTATTGCTTCGTTTGCTGCTGAACTGGATTTGGCTGCACCGCATATCAAGGGCTTCTTGACCAAGAGTGAGGGTCTCCCCGCGGATAGTAAGACGCTAGTCGACATGGTATCTGACATTGTCACAACAATGGCAACTGCCGTCGCCGTCACACCGAAATATTCTGCGTTTAAAGCGTTCTTCACCGGTGAGAATCTAATCTCTTTGTTTGCAGCAGAGCTTGCTTTGGCGGCTCCGAACATGATCGATTTCTTGACTATTATGGCTGGTGCCCCGGTCAATAGTAGTGAGATCGCCATGAAGACGAGTAACATCATCGCAAATCTTGCCGTAGCCGTCAATCAAGTCCCGAATACGGGTGCTGGTCGTAGCAAGGGTTCGCTCAGCAATTTCGCCAAGCAGCTTAAGGACATGGGCGAGGCACTGGTTCAATATTCTGGTGTCGTTGCCGAAGTCAACACCGATGCAATGAACGCCGCTAACGAAGCACTTGTCAACCTTGTTAAGTCCATTCAAAATGCCGATGTTTTAACGACGGTTCAGCAGAGAATGAGGGATATTGAGTCCGGTATTTATGCCGTGGCGACCAACATTGCCAACAATCTCTTCACTCAGTTCTCGAATCGTACGGCCGAGTACAAAGACATCGGTATGAACTACCTCAGGGGCATCCGTAAGGGTCTTATGGATGTGCCTACCGTTAATTCTCTTACCGGTGCTGCTCGCGACATTGCAAAGGCCATTGATCGTACCGTTCGTGATGAGCTCGATATTCACTCTCCTTCTGGACAGGGTGAGTTGATCGGTAAGTATTACGATATGGGTGTCCGTTATGGTCTTGATGGCAGTAAAAAGACTGTTCTCGTTGCTGCTCGAAACCTTGCAAATGAGATGCTGAAGAGTGGTCAGATCACTTATGAGGAACTCCAGGAGGTCTACAACAAATTCAATGTCTCGATTGCGAGTGCCGAGAATAAGCGTCTGTTTGTCCTGAATGCGGCCAATCGTGCATCTATGGGCGAGCTCAAAGAGATTGTCGGTGATGGATACGATGATATCGTGAAGGAAACGTACGATGCATTCCATCGAACCGGAACGGCGATTGATGAAGCTTCTGAAGAGACTACTGCAAAGGCTGGTAAGGCCGGTAAGTCTGCCGGTGCATCTTATATCGAGGGTCTTCAGTCCGAGCTCAACAAACTCGGCACTCGACTCACGAGTTACGGTCTTGAGCAGAAAGTCTGGACAACACTCTTCGGTGGTACCGCTACTGATGCCGATAAGACTGCTGTGGACGAAGCCCTTAAGGTTAAGGAGCTTAACAATCTAACGCAGCAGCTTGGCAAGGCTGAGGAAGAGTATGCGGCAACCGTTAAGGCATACGGCAGTGAGTCGAAGAATGCTCTGGATGCCTACAACAGGCTCCTCAATGCCCAAATAACTCTCGCCGAGAAGGCTCAGGAAGTCAAATCCAACCAAGAGCAGGTCACGACGAGTGAGAAAGATCGTATGGTTGCTTATGCCAACTGGATGGTCGAATACAAAGACATGCTCCTCGAACAGGGGTTTGCTTTGGAGCAGATCAATCGCGTTGCAGCAAAAGATACCGGTTACGATCCGTACAATCTCCTGACGACCACCGCAAGCGAGGCGACGAAGGCTGCAGATGCTGCGCTTGAGGCCGCTAGACAGTCCTACACCAATAGTGCAGATGATGTCCTCGGTAGTCTTACCCCGACATTCCTCAAATACGGTCAGACAATGTCTACCACATTTGCACAGGGTATCGTTGAGAAGACCGATGCTGTCTCGACTTCTACGGGGCAGGCGATCAATGGCGGTCTCCAAATGGCGCAGTCGAAGGAAGAGCAGTGGGTTGCTTGCGGTGAGGTCATCTCTGAGCGAATTGCTGATGGCATCATCGCTAATGGTGGTAATGTCCAGGCAGCTCTTAATAGTGTTCTTGGTGATATCATCAATATGGTCTCTGGTGGGATGGTTAACGGCTACACCGATAACCTCTCTATCGGCATTCAGACCCTTAATCGTGATATTACGGATGGTATTGAGACTGCTCCGGTCATCACCCCCGTCATTGACGATAGTAAAGTGAAATCTGGTGTGAGTGCAATGAATTCGCTAATCGGTTCTACTCCGATTGGACGTACAGTTGTTCTTGCGGGTCAGGTAGCCGGTGGATTCAAGGATGTTGTGAATGGCATTACCGGTTCGAAGACGGTAAATAACACCTACAACTATACGCAGAACAACACCAGTCCGAAGGCTTTGAGCCGCGCTGAGATCTATCGCGACGGCAAGAATCTCTTCTCAAATGTGAAAAATAGCTACCAATAAGGAAGGAGTGGGCTTATGATTAAGGCCTTAACGGTAACCAATCCGAAAGGTGAAACACTTCGTCTGGAGCTCACGAACCCGGACCCCTCGGGTCTTTATATTAAGGACATCGAGGGGCTCGGTCCTCCCAAGGCGAGTATTAACACATCAGAACTAGCAACCGTTGACGGTAGTCTCTATGCCTCTTCTCGTTGTGAGAACCGCAATATCGTCATCACACTCGGTATGTTGTTCGCACCGACAATTGAAGACTCGAGACAGAAGACCTATAAGTTCTTCCCGATCAAAAAGCAAATCAAGCTTGAGATCGAGACAGACAACCGCCTGGCAGAGATTAGCGGTTATGTGGAGTCCAACGAGCCGAATATATTCTCCTCTGAGGAATCAACACAAATCAGCATCATCTGTCCTGATCCTTATTTCTATGAGGTCGGCGGTAGCGAGAAGGTATATACCAATATCGAGCCACTATTCGAATTCCCGTTCTCCAATGAGTCTCTTACCGAGAATCTTCTTGAAATGGGTAGACTAGTGGATGACCCGAGAGCAGTTCTGAACTATGTCGGTGATATGGATACGGGTGTTGTCATCACAATCCATGCACTGACCAAATCGGGTGATATTACCCTCTACAATGTCGATACCAGAGAGCACTTTAAGATATTTGATGCTCAAATCAAAGCTCTTACCGGTGCGGTATTCGATGCTGGCGATGATATTATCATCTCGACCGTGAAGGGTAACAAGTACGCTCGACTTCTGCGCGAGGGTAAGGAGACGAACATTATTTCCGCTGTTGACATGGATGCCGATTGGTTTCAGGTTTCGAACGGCGTGAATATGTTTAACTTCGTTACCCAAGAGGAGGAAGCGAATCTGCTGATTACCTTCTCCTATAAGAACGCATACGGAGGTATCTAAGATGGAGGCATTGATTCTCGATAAGAATTGGGAAGTCGTCGCTATCTTAGATGCCTTCCAGTCGTTCATTTGGACAGATCGATTCCTTGGCTGTGGCGACTTCGAGGTCTATGTACCAGCTGATATGCCGATTGGGAAGGAGTTTAAGCAGGACTACTACCTTTGGTGTCGGGAGAAATCTGATCGACTGATGGTTATCGAGACCATCGAGACTAAGGTGGACGTAGAGGATGGCAATTTCCTAACGGTCACAGGCCGTTCTCTGGAGTCCATTCTCGAGCGTCGTATCATCTGGGGTTATCGTCAGTGTTACGGCAACCTCCAGAAGTCGATCCGGAATCTCCTAAATCAAAATGCGATCTCTCCAAGTAATAACGACCGGAAAATCCCGAATCTGGTATTCCGTGAGACCGCCGATACGCGTATCACGACCCTTACGGTCGATACGCAGTATTTCGGCGACAATCTCTATGAGGCAATTTACGGGATTTGTGAAGAGAAGAAGATAGGATTCCGTATCTTACCGGATTTCTCGACGAAACAAATGATATTTGAGCTGTATGCCGGTGAAGATCGAGCATATGGCCAAACAAAGAACCCCTATGTTGTCTTTTCTCCGAGTTTCGACAACTTCTTATCCAGCAACTACATCGAATCGAAGAAGGTCCTTAAGAATGCCACTCTTATCGGCGGTTCCGGCGAGGGTTTTGCTCGTAAAACGACGGAGGTGACTGGTGAGAACTATGGCACCGGCTTGGATCGCCGTGAAGTGTTTACGGACGATTCTGGTGCAAGTGACGATGTCGATACCTACGACATTGAACATGATGAGGACCTCACTGAAGAAGAGAAGGCTGCAGCGATCGCAGAACGTCAACAGCAGGCAACAGCCAATATGATTGCCGAAATGCAGCAGAAGGGGAGAGAGGAACTGGCAAAGACGAGCATTACCCAGTCTTTTGAAGGCGAAGTAGAAGCTCGACTTCAGTTCATCTACAAACGAGACTTTACCATTGGAGATCTTGTCCAAGTTCAAAACGAATATGGACAATCTGGTAAGGCTCGTGTTTCTGAGATTGTATTCTCGGAAGATACATCTGGTGAGAGTATGACTCCTACCTTCACCGCCGAAGTCTAATATAGGAGGAATCAAAATGGCATTCACATGCGGATTCTTTAACTCCGAAAATGGTGATCGAAAATACAACGCCGAACAGATGTCTGCTATCTTCGATGGCATCATCGCTGACGGTGTATTCACCACGATTGGCGACCATATGGCGGTCTCTGCTGGCACGGGTATGCAGGTGCTGGTCGGGACTGGTAAGGCATGGTTTGATCATACGTGGAATGTGAATGACGCGGCTTATCCCTTGGTAATCGCTGCTTCGGACGTGACGCTCAGCCGTATCGACGCGATCGTGCTCGAAACCAATCACTCTGACAGTGTTCGCCTCAATAAGCTTCGTGTTGTTCAGGGTACTGTGGCATCCTCTCCTGTGAAGCCGACCCTGACGAATAGTGAGAAAGTCCACCAGCATCCTCTGGCATGGGTGACTGTGGCGCCTGGTGTGACCCAGATCGCAGCGAGCGCGATTGAAAACGCCGTCGGCACCTCGGCTTGCCCATTTGTCACTGGCATCATAGCAACGACCTCCATCGATGACCTGTTCAACCAGTGGAATGGCGAATTCGATGAGTGGTTTGATAACCTCAAGGCTCAGCTCTCCGACAACGTCGTCGCTAACCTCCAGAGGCAGATTGATGCGAATAAAACACAAATTCAGACAAACTGGAATAACACGCTGAAGAGCTATACAAAACAACTTCTAAGTCTTCCTGACAGTGCGATTCCGGATGATGCGTTTATGGCATTGGTTGTCGGAACGGATTCACGAGCATATCGCGTTACCGTTAAGTATCCGAATAATACTCCTGCTATTGGATTTACAATTAGCGGCCTTAGCGCAATTCCAAACGCATCATTGGTCACTAATAAAGATGGTATTGCGATGGGCAAAAGTTCGAATACGACGGTCAGTATAACCGTTGAGAAAAAGTATGATGACATATTAGCAAAAACTGTATCGGTAACCTCTACGGGAACCATTACTGATGTCACCATCATTCTCGAATACGATCGAGCTAATAAAACGGTTCGATCTTCTGGAAAATTACCCACCAATGTTTCTGCTCTTTGTACGGGCATCGAATATGTGTTGGTTGCCGGTGGAGGATCCGGTGCTTACAGTCTTAAGACTTATGGTATATATGGTGTACCATTTGCTGGGGGTTCTGGCGGCGGCGGAGGCAATGCGGTAAAGGATACCCTACAATTTGCTCCAAATGCAGATATCGATATCGTTATTGGTGCTGGTGGTCCAGAACCGCCAGTCATATCTGGTAACATACATGGCGATCGTCAACCCACTCAGGGTTCTTCGGGAGGAGATTCACAGCTTCTGTTAGGTACTACCGTTTTGAAAAGTGTTACTGGTGGAGGTGGCGGTCGTTATGTAGAAAGTCCATCTTCTAAAGAAATTGTAATAGATGGCTATGCTCATACAGGAACCATACAAACATATGAACCGACTACCGGAGGACAAGGTAATGGAAATGGTGGTGCGGGAGCAAAGGTCGTCCAATGCACGACCGCTCCAGGTGGTCCTACGAATTATGTACGTCAGGTAAAAGATATAAATACAGGCGTAACTTATTATTCATCGTATGAAAATGGAACGCCCGGTTCTGACGGTCAAGTATTTGAGTTAAATGGCGAATCTATTCCGACTGGTGGCGGTGGCGGAGGAGGAGCCGGTTGCTATCAGATAAACGACCAAGAAGCGTGGAACACTCGTAAAATATATTTCTCATCTGGTAATGGACGAGGTTCCGCTATCGGTGCTGGCGGTGCTGGCGGTGTTACCATGGTTACGGGTACACAAGGTGCTAATACCTTCACTGGTAAAGATGATTCAATAATCGGTGGTTTGGCCGGTGGGCTTGTGTATTATTACAAGCACTGAAAAGGAGGTTAAAATCATGAATTATTGTATTGTAAACGATGAAAACATCATCGAAAACATCATTGTGGCGGATGAAGAGTTTGCCTTGTCCATCGGCGCAAAAGAAAGTTACGATGGTGCTGCAATTGGTGATACCTATTCTCCTCCTGCTCCTCCGCCGACGATCGAGGATCGAGTAACCACTCTTGAATCGGACAACACTCTCCTCAAGCAGCAGCTCAAGGCAGCTTCTGATCAGAATGACTTCCTGGAAGACTGCATTGCGGAAATGGCTGGAATTGTCTATGCGTAAGGTTCTCGCTAATTTAGCGTTAAACCTATATTTATTTCTAGAGAAAGGAGATCGTGAAATGATGGCTATGCTTTTCGCTCAGCGCGTCATTCTCGGCAAGACCGAGTTTGAGCAGGTCCCCAACAAGCTTAAGCAGCAGGTTGCGGACATCCTGATCAACGAGTGCGGTTTGCCCGAGCTGGTGACCGAGGAGTACGGTGGCACGAAGAAGGTCGAGGCCTAATTCGCTCCGTAACGGTCTTATCCAAATGAGATAGGATGAAGAAAAAGAGGGGTTGCGCCATTCGCGACGTTTCCCCTCTCTTTTCTTTTTGTCGGATCGCGAAGGAAACATACCTTTTTCTTTTTCGCCTGCCTTAAAGAGATTCGGTACGCGAAATAAACAGCCTCCTTAATGGAGGTGATATAAATGACTGAAGCTCATAAGATTAATGATGGTTTATATGTCGTGCCATTGGGAGACGGAAAAGTCCAACTTCGAACCTTAATCCAAAAGGATGAAGACAAAGAAGAATGGAGATGTGAAAATCTTTCAAGGCAAGATACATATAAACTTATGTCATTCTTGCGAAATGAGGTTTTATATCTGTGCTAAGGAGGGCTCTAACCAGGGCTCTTCTTTTTAAACCGAACTAGAGCGCGAAAAATACAATCACTATTATGGAAGAAAGGAATATACTTATATACAATTTATGGAGGTATTTATTATGAAGACTATTATGAATGTTATTGGTGGCATTATTTCTGGTATTCTTACGGCGGCAGTTATTATAGCTATTGCTGTGAGTGCAATCCTGTATGTGCATGGATTTGGCATCAGTGTCAAAGACGGCATCTACAAGGATTACACGAGCACATATGGTTATGTAACGTATCGTTATGGAAACCTGACTTTTGATGATATCCTAATGTTCGAAGAAATCGGCGATGATACGCTTTCATTAGCGGTTTATGGATACTTTCCTTCTTCCACAGAGATTAGAGGTTAACAACCTCTTTTCTCTTTTTGCCTGTCTTTAAGAGATTAGAGTACGCGAAATTTGCAACTTCTATAATGGAGATAATTCCAAAATTATATTTTATGGAGGTATTGAATTATGATGAAGAAGTATCGTGAATGGGCAGCTAAGCCGTATACCCGTGGTGACATGGTCACACAGACAAAGTGGGCTCTGATCATTACTTTGATCGGAGAAGCAATTCTGTGGACCTGGTACTACTGGGATACGATTTGCTGCTGGTTTGAGAGCGTCAAACTCAAGTTCAAGAAGCATAAGAATAATGAGAGTGATCTCTTTGAGGACGAGGGCTAACAAGCCCTCTTCTCTTTTCATTTGTTCCGCCTGGAATAAATGCGCGAAATTTACAGCTCCTATTATGGAGAGAAGTATACTAAAATTTAATAATTTTAGGAGCGTGATATTATGATGATTCTTAGTGGCATTACTCTGGTCGCTGGCATTATTGCTATGACTATGATGGAAAATGAAAACAAGGAGATCTAATGACAACGAAGCTATACAAATTAGTATACTTCTTTTCATTTTGTCCGTATTGGTCCTTAGGAGCAATATGGTATGATATCACGCGAAAAAAACACATCCTTTTATGGAAGACAAAACACTACATTTTATCAATAAAAGGAGAATTATGATGTATCGTCAGATGATTAACTTTATCGAACTAATGGTAGTCTCGTTAATGGCTCTTGTTGCAACAAGCATTAGCACATTAACTTGGTACCAGATTGTCGGTATGTTCTTCGCTGCTATATTCATGTTGTTCATCGGCATTGAATTGGAGTGTGGAGAAAACAAAGAGGAGGAGCTCCAACAAGGGCTCTTCTCTTTCTCCTGTCTCGAAGAGATTGGAGTACGCGAAATTTACAATCTACTTTATGGAGGTGATATGAATGATCCTATTCACAATTTTACTCTGCGGTATCATTGCATTGGCGGTGGTCACGGCGTTAATCGTCTTGACCGGCGGAACGGTGTTTATGCTCATCGCAGGAGATTTAATCGTGTGTATCGCGATTTTCTACGCACTGTTCAAAAGGAAAAAGAGGTCCTAACAAGGCCTCTTTCCTTTCACGCAAAATAAACAATTTCTATTATGGACATAAGTCCACATTAATTTATGGAGGTAATATTTATGAAAACGTTTCTTGGTTTTGTGACCGGTATGTTTACTGGAGCGCTTGCGTTCGGAACGCTTGTGCTGTATGCCATGCAGGTTAATGAAGACTATACTAGGCGTCTCGTGAAGTTCGCCGGCTATGAGAATGTGTTTCTTATCAAGTCTAAAAAGGAGAATGAGACCTAACAAGGTCTCTTCTCTTTCGCGCAGAATTTGCAAGTTGTATTATGGGGAAACCTAAATTATATTTGGAGGTATTTAACATGAAGACAATTCTTGGCGTGACGACTGGTTTGCTGGCTGGTGTAGCTCTCGGCATTGCTGGAGCTGCAGTATTATGTGCGAGCGATCATCACTTCATGAAGTTCTTTGCAGAGACCTGCGGATATCGGTATGAGGAATCCGAAGAGGATGAGGCCAAGTAAGGCCTCTTCTCTTTATTTTTGAAAGGAGCAAAGCACAATGAAATTCAATTGGAAAAAGGAGATTCGTCTGGCACAGCGATGGTTAAAGCGTAATGGCTCAACCGTCTCGTCGCTTGCAGCATCATTAGGTGTCATCGCGACGGGATATTTTGGTTGGAAAGCGCATGACGACTATACGATGTGCTCGATGGATCCGACACCAGAAGAGGCCATAAAGATATTCTGGAAGCCCGCCGTATCCGCTACTGGAACCATTGCTTGCATTTGGTTGGGGCATGGTTTAGACCAGAAGCAAATCGCGGCTATGACTGCGGCTTATGTCGCTCTTCGAAAATCGTATCAGGAGTATCGGGACGAAATCCGATCGACAAATCCGGAACTCGATAAGATGGCGCGAGAGAATGTTGCTCGCTCCCATTGGGATAAGACCTATCCGAACGAGGATGAACTCTATTGGGACGCTATCTCGGAACGATACTTCACAGCAAATCCGCTGGTTGTTGAAAAAGCAAAGTACAACCTGAATAAGCTCTTCCAGCAAACCGGCGTTGTGACCATCAATGATTTCTACGGATTTCTCGGAATTGATAAAGTCCCTGGCGGTGATGAACGCGGTTGGGATGTTGGCATGTTCGATGCTATCCTATCCATGTGTCTGGAGGATTACTGGATTGACTTTATGGACGAGGAACCCTATGAGATCGACGATGGTGAGGGCGGTACGGTGAAAGTCACAGCCATTGAGACCCAGTTCTATCCGGCTCCTCTTCACTAATCCACGCGAAATTGGCAAGACCTATTATGGAAAGGAGGTAAGAACAGATGACAAAGAAATGGAATGTGCTTGCTAACATCGGCCTCGCTTGTACGGCGCTTCTCAGTATCGTTACTGGGATCATCGAACAGCGACAGATGGAGGAGCAGATCCGCGAAACTGTCGACGAGGTTCTCGCCGAACGCCAAAATGAAGAGGGCTAACAAGCTCTCTTCGCTTTTGAAAGGAGAAATACTATGGAATATGGCATTACAATCTATTGCGAGGATAGCGATCTCAAGACACTGGTCGGCTCGAAAGTACACGAGCAACTTCGTGGAAACCCGGACTACATTGATTCCCGAATCGTTCTTGATATCCATTCTCACGAATCAAGAGTCTGTATCTATGTTCAGTACGGCACGAACATCCCGTCTTGCCTGGAGATGTCCAATCTGGATAAGATTGTGAAAGAGTGCAAGGAGGAGCTGAAATGAAGAAAATCCCTATGAAAGCGATCGGTAATTCGATCAAGGTCTATATGACCAAGCATAGTCCGGAAATCCTGACTGGCATCGGAATTGGAGGATTCCTTACGACCATCGGTATGACGATGAAAATCGCGCCGAGAGCCAAAGCGGAGATCGAAGATGCAGAGTACTATGCAGACAAGTATAATGAGCCGATTCGGACGCGTGATCGTGTGAAGATCTATGCAAAGAACTATTGGCCCGTTGCACTGTCTACTGGTCTCAGTACCGCTTGTATCGTGATGGGCAATCGCCAGCAACACAAGCGTAACGCTGCTCTTGCAGCTGCTTATACCATTTCGCAGGAGACTTTGAAGGACTATCAGTCCGCCATCACCGAGTCTCTGGACGAAAAGAAGGCGAACGAGATTCGTGAGAAAGTCTCTCAGAAGACATCAGAACGAATCCCTGCAAATGATCAGGAGATCCCGTATGTTCCTTCGGGGAAGAGTCTCTATTTCGATCGCTGGTCCGGACGATATTTTGTATCGGATCGAGAGACATTGCGCGAGATCTGTAACAATCTCTCCCGGCAGATGTTGGGTGATATGTACATAACGCTCAATGATGTCTACGATGCCATTGATTTGGACCGCATTCCGTTCGGTAATGATATCGGATGGGATGTCAACAAGTCGTTCATTGAACCGATGTTCAGTTCGAAGCTCACTGAGAAGGGAGAACCCTGCGTTGTGTTCGACTATGCGACACAGCCGGAAGTTCTCAAATAAAGCACGCGAAATTTACAAGATGTATTATGGAGAAATCCACAACAAAATTTTTATGGAGGTATTCTAAAATGGAAGAGAACAATGTTGTCATGGGGAACGAGGAGCTCGAGACCGAAACGGTTCCGGCGGAAGAAACCTATGATGAGTCCAACGGTGGCAGCACCCTGATCGGTGTCGCAATCGGCATGGCGGGAACTCTTGGAGCCCAGTGGCTTTACAAGAAGGCCCTCAAGCCGCTTGGTGGCAAGATCAAGGATGGCATCGAGGCTCATAAGGCTAAGAAGCTGGCCAAGAAGGCGAGCAAGACGGACACGGACAACGACTCTGCTGAGGAGTAATCCGAGCAAGTTGTGATTCGACGAGCGTTGAGACCTAACAAGGTCTCTTCGCTTTTCATTTTTGGAGGTTGTATGAATGAGTATCGATATAAGGGTCCTGTCCGGAATTTGTTTGGTGATATCCGAAAGTCGTCATGGGATTCTGTGACGATGGCGGTTAGCAAAGAGAAGGCACTATCGAATCTCTGCTATCGGTATTCGGTCATCAACCATTGCCCGGTTTGGGAAGTCAAGCTAAACCCAAAATACCTCACTATGGTGAGAGAAGGAGTGTAACAATGGCAGAATACCCGAACAATTCGAATGCCGCACGGAATGCCGAACGGAATGAGATGTCGGAGAATCCGAAAAAGGAGATCAATAAGGTCTCTTTATCTGCTCCGGCAAAGACAAAGAAACGTTCTCCGTTAAGCAAGATCGGAGACAACATTCTCTCCGACGATCGTGGAAGCATTGGCAGTCATATCTGGAATGATGTTGCTGTTCCGATGCTGAAGGACTTCTTTGCCAATTCCCTGACGGATGCGGTCAACATTATATTTTACGGTTCGACCCGTCGAGGCGACCGGAGACCAGGAGGAACCTATGTCAGTTATCGTACGGACTATGGTTCCTACAGTCGCGATCCCAGACGAGATGATCCTCCTCAGAGAAGAAGTGCCTACGACTTTGATGAGTTCTCGTTCCGAACTCGTCGAGATGCGGAAGGTGTCCTGGACGAACTTGACAACATCCTGAGACGGTACAAGATCGTTTCGGTTGCAGACTTCTATGAAGTGGTCGATCAGACGCCTCCGTTTACAGCGCATCGTTATGGCTGGACGGATCTACGCCAGGCAGACATCGCAAGTGGCCGTGATGGCTATTATATTCGTATGCCGAAGCCTGCTCCGTTGGATTAAAGGAGTGACCATATCATGATTTCAACGAAAAAGGAATTCTATAGCGATCCGTCGACATTATATTTGGTGAAATCTCGCATCGAGACGCTAAAGCGTATGGCGGACCGTTACGGACGTATTACAGTGCACGATGTCCAACTGATATTCGGGAAACTCGATGGCGATTGGACGACTTTGGATGCGGTCTCACACGGATGGAGCAATGCACGATTCTTCATTCCGGTTTGGCTGAAAGATGGATGGTATGTTATCATGCCGGATCCTAAGAAATTTTAAGAAAGGGTAAAAGCACAATGAAACTCTCTACTAAGACAATTACAAACACCGCAAAGTCTGTTTTTTATCGGTCGAAGTTCTTCATTCAGAAGAATTCTCCGCAGATTCTTACGGGCGCCGGTATTGCACTCGGCATTACGTCCACGGTTATGGCCTGCAAGGCAACCCTTAAGGTTACCGAGGTAATGGACGGCCACGAAACCATGAAGCAGAACATCGAAGAGTCCGTCGGCGGTAAGCTGGAAGACGGTGGCACCTACACCCGTGAACTGGCGGATGCAGATCAGAAGATCCTTGTCCGTATGACTGCATGGAAGGTCATCAAGCTCTATGCTCCGGCTGTTGGTGTTGGTGCTCTCGGCATCACGTCGATCCTCTATGGTCACAAGATCCTCTCCAAGCGGAATGCATCTCTGGCGGCTGCCTATCAGCTTCTCGATAAGGGATTCAAGGAGTATCGTCAGAATGTCCGTGATCGCTACGGCGATGAGGTCGACAAAGAGCTTCGCTACGGCCTTGTGAAGGAGAAGGTCGAAGAGGAGACGATCGATCCTGAAACCGGCAAGAAGAAAAAGACCAAGAAAGAGGTTACCGTTCTTCCGGACGGTCGTGTTCCCTCGGTTTATGCTCGCATCTTCGATGAACTCAATGATAATTGGGAGAAGGATGCCGAGCTGAATCTCTATTTCATCAATGGCCAGCTCAACTACTGGAATCATATTCTTCAGACCAGGGGATACGTATTCCTGAACGAAGTCTATAAGTCTCTCGGATTCGATCCGACGAAGGCCGGTCAGCATGTGGGTTGGTACTATGATGCCAAGAACCCCAAGGCTGACAATTATATCGACTTCGGTATCTATGATGTAAGACGTCCCTTCTCTTCTGAGTTCGTCAATGGTCTGGAACGTAGCGTACTTCTCGACTTCAACGTTCAGGGTCCTATCGATTCTCTGATCGGCGAAGAAATCTAACATAAGGAGGCCCCGTTATGGGATACATTAGAAAAAGTCTGCGTGAATGGTTCATATCTGGTTTGGTTGGATTGGCGTTAGGGCTCGTTGTTGGCTCTAGCGCTACCACCATGCACGAGTTGGTGACCTACGAGGAGCTGATGGCAGAACCGGTTCAAATGCAGACCGAAGAAGTGGTACTGCCCGAAGCCCCTCTCTCAGCGGCTGATTTATATTTGGAAGCACCAAGATTTTCTGAGCTCGAGAACTATAGCGAGTATGAGATCGAGATGTTGACACGAGTCACGTATGCCGAGGCAGGAAACCAATCGGAATACGGTCAACGTTTGGTCGTCGACACAATACTGAATCGAGTGGACAGCGAGCGCTTTGCCGGGAATGATATTTTGTCGATCCTTACGGCAAAGAACCAATTTGACTGTGTCACAACCGGAGCAATTTATTGCTATCCAGAATGGGACTCAGTTCGTTGGTTGGTGATTGAAGAATTATGTAATCGGACGAATTCGGACGTTATCGCATTTCGAACTAATCGATACCATAGCTGGGCAACGCCAGCCTTTAAAGAAGGCGACCACTATTTCTCGATGTGAGGAAGGAATGATATTCATGAAGGCAAGACTGAAGAAACTCTGGAAAGGGGTTAAAGAGACCGTGGATAAAGCCGTAAAAGCAATTCTGACTGCCGAAAACGCTTATAGAGCAGGTATTGTGGTCGGATGCTGTTTTGTTGGAATTGGCGTTAGTGGCATTATGCTTCTGGCTAATGCCGACAAGCTTCGGTGATAGCAACCATGAAAATGTATAAGAGCTATCGTTTCGTTGCGGCTTGTATTTTCGGAGGAATTAGCGTTGGACTCTTTGCGTCCTGTTATATTCCTCAGCCAAATTAAATGTTAAGGAGGTAAACGATGAAAAACGTTATTTGGTTCGCTCTCGGTGCCATCGTTGGCGCCGCAGGCGGATATTACTATGCCTATCGTAAGGCAGAAGCTCGTGCTGACGAAGAAATCGACGAGATGCGCGAGTATTATCGCGATAAGATCAATGCAATGGCCGATAAGGAGGAGCAGTCTGATTCCAATCCGGAAACGGAATCTTCTCCTCTGGAGCATGTCGTAGAGCAGCGTAAGTCTGTCGAAGAGGAGATCACCGAGGCTTACGAGAAGCGCCGTGTCAATTACGGCAAATACTTCACTCCACTCAATGCTCCTCCTCAGGACCGGGGCGATATCGAGCAGGATCCCTACAAGGATAAGGAGATGAACGCGTACGGCGGGATCTACCTCATCGCTCCTGAGGAATTCGGTCGAGAAGATGGGTATTCGGAAGTCAGTCTGACCTGGTACGAGGGTGACAAGGTCCTTGCCGACGAAGAGGACGATCCGGTCGACAACATCTCCGAGGCCATCGGTGAGGTCTTCATGGGCCACTTCGGTGATTTCCAGGAGGGCGTCTGTCACGTACGTAATGAAAATACGATGACCGACTACGAGATCACGCTGGATGAGCGTTCCTATGATGCGATCTATCCCGAGCGTCATATTCACGAGCTGGAGGTTGACGAGTAAATGACCAGAGCTGATGCACTGCACGAGCGTTACTTCCAATGGATGTGCGGTCTCGTGATGGGTGATCAGCAATATTCAAGGAATCTATCGTATGAAAAACTCATGCGTCATTTAGATGCTCGAGCATTCACATGGATCATCCCAATGGATGAATACAGAGCAAGACATGGCGTAGATTTGCGGTATGATTTTGGTTATGAAAATCACTATCCGGATCGTACAATAGAGCATTTGCTTGATATTCGAGAGTGCTCTATTCTGGAAATGATGGTAGCCCTCGCCAGAACATGTGAGGAGCGAATTATGGAAGATGACACAGTCGGTAATCGAACCGGTCAATGGTTTTGGAATATGATTGTTTCTCTTGGGCTTGGTTCAATGAGCGATAGCCGATACAATGAGAGAGAAGTCGATCGTATTCTTGATATTTTCCTGAATCGCACTTACGAGGCTAACGGACGAGGAGGACTATTCACAATTGAAGATTGTCCCTACGATCTTCGAGCTGTGGACATCTGGTATCAGATGATGTGGTACCTGAATACGATTTTGTAAAGGAGACACCAACATGGATGAAAAAAAGATGGCCGAAGAATTCGCCAAGATTTGGAAGGCCGTAGGCGAGAACAGCGGTGCGATTATCGATACGAATCGCGATTTGGGGAAGATTGTGACTCGTTTGGATAAACATCGAGATGTGATCATTGATAATTTTGAACATGTCATTCGAATTAGCAATGTTGATCATCAGAGACTCCTTCATCGCTTCAATCGTCATATTGATATTTTCAACAAAAATGTTGATGTGATGAACCAGAATTTGCGTATGTTTCAAAAGTATGCAAAGCGTCAGAATGTCGCTATTCTCGCCGGCATCGGCGGATTCCTGTATCTCTGTAAGAAGATCCAGAAACTGGAGGACGCTACGAAGAAGGAGTAAGGCATGGATTTCTTGATGGTCGCCACCAGATGTCCTAGAGGTGGAGGCATTGAGGTATATCCGAAATTCATCGTCTCGAAATCGAACGATCTGATGATTCGAGGCGGCGCGTTCTATGCGATTTGGGACGAAGAAAAGCGTCTGTGGTCGACTGATGAATACGATGCAGTCCGCCTAATTGACGCAGAACTTGACCAATTTGTCAAGGACAACTATCCTAATACGCCTGGAATCCGAGTTCTTCATCTATGGGATTCGGAAACGCGCATGATCGACCGGTTTCATACATTCTGTCAAAGGGATATGCGAGATTCGTTCCATATGCTCGATGAGAAATTGATATTTGCCAATACCGATGTCAAGAAGCGAGACTATGCATCAAAGAAACTCCCGTATCCCTTAGAGGATGGTGAATGCCCGAGTTATGACAAACTCATGTCTACTCTGTATGATCCAGAAGAGCGACATAAGCTCGAATGGGCAATCGGAGCAATTGTATCTGGTGACTCCAAGACAATCCAGAAATTCGAGGTACTGTATGGTCCAGCAGGTAGCGGTAAATCAACCGTTATCAACATCATACAGCAACTGTTTGAAGGATACTATGCGGTATTTGATGCAAAAGCATTGGGTAGTGCAAATGCAGCCTTTGCTCTGGAATCGTTCAAAACCAATCCGTTGGTAGCCATTCAGCACGATGGCGATTTATCTCGAATCGAAGACAACACCCGACTGAACAGTGTTGTTTCTCACGAACTTATGACGGTGAATGAGAAATTTAAGTCTGCCTATTCGAGTAAATTCAAAGCATTTCTATTCATGGGAACCAATAAACCGGTAAAGATCACAGACGCGAAGTCTGGTCTCATTCGACGACTCATCGACGTGTCTCCATCCGGTCGTAAGGTTCCCACACGAGAATACAATCAGCTCGTCAAGCAGGTTGAATTCGAATTAGGTGCTATTGCCACACGCTGTTTGAATGTCTATATGGAGTCTCCTGGATATTATGACGGATATGTACCGACCTCCATGCTTGATGAAAGTAATGACTTCTACAACTTTGTTGCGGATTCGTACTTTATATTCAAGAAAGAGCCTTCTACATCCCTCAAACAAGCTTGGGAGATGTATAAGACCTATTGCGAGGAAGCAAAAATGCAATTCCTGCTCAATAAACGTAACTTCAAATCAGAGATGAAGAACTATTTCGAAGAGTACTACGATCGAACCGCTCCGGAAGGAAAAGAACCGTTCACCTTCTATGGGTTTAAGATCGAGAAATTCGACTCCATCACCACCGCGGAGAAGCCGGAAAAGAAGAAGAAAAACGCTGAACCGGACGACTCGTGGTTGAAGTTTCGTGAGCAGCCGTCTATCTTCGACATAGAATGCAAAGATTGCTTAGCGCAATATGCGAGCGACAACGAGACACCCATGAAAAAGTGGTCAGATGTTCGAGTAACACTGAAAGATGTCGATACACATCGTCTTCATTATGTGAGAGTGCCAATCTATCACATTGTGATCGACTTTGATATTCCGGACCAAGATGGAAAGAAGTGCTTCGAAAAGAATTTGGAAGCCGCCAGTAAGTGGCCTCAGACTTATGCAGAACTCTCTAAGTCTGGAGCCGGAATTCACCTCCATTATATTTATACAGGAGATCCGGAGAAGCTGAGTGCGGTCTATGAGGACCATGTGGAAGTTAAGGTATTTTCGGGCCTGAGTAGCTTGCGAAGAAAGTTGACAAAGTGCAACAACCTTCCGATTGCAAGCCTGAGTTCGGGCTTGCCGTTGAAAGGAGATGGTAAAGTGATCAACTTCGAAGGAGTGAAATCAGAGAAGGAACTGAGAACCAAGATCCGCAGAAACCTCAACAAGGAGTATCACGCGGCGACAAAACCTTCTGTTGATTTCATCTACAAAATCCTGGAAGATGCCTACAATAGCGGACTTCACTATGATGTGACGGACATGCGAAATGCTGTCCTCGCATTCGCGGCCAACAGTACCAATCAGGCAAATTATTGCATTAAGCTCGTCAACAAGATGCGATTTAAGTCTGAAGAACCCTCCAAGCCTGGAGAAGACGGGGACCAACCAATCGTATTTTACGATGTGGAGGTATTCCCGAATCTCTTCTTGGTCAACTGGAAGGTGCAAGGTGCTGGCAAGCAAGTTGTCCGCATGATTAACCCCAAGCCAAAAGAGATCGAGGAACTCATCAAGTTCAAGTTGGTTGGATTCAACTGCCGTCGTTACGATAACCACATTCTCTATGCTCGTATGATTGGATATTCGAACGAGCAGCTCTACACGCTCTCGCAGAGGATCATCAACGGTTCTCCGAATGCGATGTTTGGAGAAGCGTATAATATCTCTTACACGGATGTCTATGACTACTGTGCTAAGAAGCAGAGCTTGAAGAAGTGGGAAATCGAGCTTGGCATTCACCATAAGGAGCTTGGTTTTCCTTGGGACAAACCGGTTCCGGAAGAACTTTGGCCGGAGGTTGCCGCATACTGCGATAACGACGTTATTGCAACGGAAGCGGTCTGGGATCACACGCAAGGCGACTTTGCTGCACGTAAGATCCTGGCACAGATTGCCAAGATGACCGTCAACGATACGACCAATCAGCTCACCACCAGAATTATATTTGGTACAAACAAGCATCCGCAGGACGCCTTCAATTATCGCAATATGGGTGACGTTTCGCAGGTCTATGACGAGTTTGCGGACGTGCCCTTCGTGATGGAGAAGGAGTTCGACGACTTCACGGTATTCGACAAGCAGGGTCGGCCGATATTCCCTGGCTACAAATACAAAAACGGGAAATCGAGCTATCGTGATGTCGAGGATGTCGGCGAGGGCGGCCGTGTCTCTGCAAAGCCTGGTATGTATGGGTTTATCGCACTGCTCGATATTGCATCCATGCATCCCAGTTCGGCAATTGCAGAAAAGATATTTGGCGAAGTCTATACACAAAGGTTTAAGGATCTGAAAGACGCTCGTGTGGCGATTAAGCATGAGGATTGGGACACCGGTCGAGTCATTCTTGGCGGTGCTCTTGCGCCCTTTATTGATCAGTTGGTTGCGGGCACAGCCGACTTCACGAAGGATGATCTCACGCAAGCTCTGAAGATCGCGATCAACTCTGTGTATGGTCTAACTGCTGCGAACTTTGACAATCCGTTCCACGATCCTCGTAATAAGGACAACATCGTGGCGAAGCGTGGTGCTCTGTTCATGATTAATCTCGAGCATGAGGTAGAGAAGCGTGGCTATACGGTTGCTCATATTAAGACCGATTCGATTAAGATTCCGGATGCGGATCTGCACATTATCGAGTTTGTTCAGCGGTATGGCAAGATGTATGGCTATGACTTCGAGCACGAGGCAACCTATGAGCGTATGTGTCTCGTTAACAATGCTGTTTATATTGCTCGCTATGCGACAGTGGAGCAGTGTTGCGACCTTTATGGCGAGGATTACGTCCTGAGCAAGAAAGATATTTGCAAGGACAATAAGAAGCATCCTGGTCAGTGGACTGCTACTGGTACTCAGTTTGCTGTTCCGTACGTCTTCAAAACCCTCTTCACACACGAGGACATCGTATTTGAGGATATGTGCGAGACAAAGTCCGTGCAAACAGCACTCTATCTGGACTTCAATGAGAATCTGCCGGATGTGAGTCAGTATGAAGTGGTTCGATCTCTTCGATTCAAGGATCCGGAGAAGTTAACGAGATCGGAGCAGCGTCTACTGGACGAATTCGCATCTCTTACGGACGAAATGCTTCGTGAGAAGATTGCGGAAGGACACAACTACCAGTTTGTTGGTCGTGTTGGTCAATTCACACCGATTAAGGATGGTGCTGGTGGTGCTATCCTTCTTCGTGAGGATGCCAACAAGATGAAGAAGACCGGTGAACAAGAATTCGCATCCGCCACCGGTGCCGATGGCTATCGATGGATGGAATCCGAGATGGTCAAGGTGAATCACAAAGAGGCAGACATTGATCGAACTTACTATGACTATTTAGTCAGTAATGCGCGCTATGAGATCGCGCAGTATGGTGATGTCGAATGGTTTGTTTCGGACGATCCTTATACACCGGAGCGCATTCATCCTTGGGAGACCGCCGAGGACGATGCAAAGATATTCGCCGTAAGGTAGTTCACGCGAAATAAACAACTCCTGTAATGGAGGTGATATGAATGAAATCTATTGTTCTATATGGATTGAAGACAGAAAAGGAAGCCTATCAGTGTACTCGTTACGAGATTCTCGGATGCGAGCGTATGAGCGTGACAGATTTACTGTTCACAGCAAGTGACTTTGCAGACCATTATGGGGTCAGCATTGTCTATGCCGTGAACGATAGTCACAACCTACGCGACAATTACAGAGAGGCGATTCGCGAGGGTCACACCGAGCAGGATTCCATAGACTTCAAACTGTACCTGGAGCAAGTAGGCGTTCGTGTCTATTAACCAAATAAGAGAGATCTAGATATTCTAGGTCTCTCAACTTTTGAAATTTTGAAAGGAGATTCGTCATGGCTAACCGTGTCGAAAGAATTCTCGAGATCCCCGATGCACATATTTTCTATCGCAATTTCGCTGGCATAGAGAAGAAGTACAATCCGGCCGGCAACCGAAACTTCTGCGTTGAAATCCCCGAAGACGCAATGGTCGACGACATTCCTCTTTACCAGGTTCTTCTGGAAGAGGGCTGGAATGTTCGCCTGATGCCTCCTCGTAATGAGGGCGATGCACCGATGCATTATATTCAGGTGAACGTCAGCTACAAGAACGTTCCTCCGAACATCTGGATGATCGCTGGTCGTCGTAAGACTCGCCTGGATGAAGGCAGCGTCGATTCTCTCGATTATGCCGAGATCAAGACCGTTGATCTGGTGATCAATCCCTACAACTGGGAGCCGGGCCGAGTTAAGGCCTATCTCAAGACGATGTATATCGAGATCGTGCAGGATGCATTCGCAGACAAATGGGCGGCCCTCGAAGGACCGGATATGTAAGGAGGTGCTGACGTGGTTTACTATGAAAACAAGTATACCAATCGCATTTTCGACGACAATGCCCTGAAGTTTGCCAAGGAAGTCTATGGCGATCAAGTCGATCAGGACATTGAGTGCGGATATTTGCGCAAGCTCGATGCCGAGCCGGACTGCGTAACCCTGATTCGCAGAGCATCCTTCTCTACGGCAGTTCGCCGTTATATGGAACTCAACAACGTCGGCTATAAGGAAGCCCAGGCTGGTGTTCGCAAGATCGTTGATACGATGAGCGGCACCAAGAAGAAGCACAAGCATGCCAAGAAGAATAAGGAGGAAAAGAAGAATGTCTGATCGTAAGTTTGTTCGCAATGCTCTCCGCCTGGAGGCTCGTCACAAGGGTGTCAAAGAAAGCGCCTATGTCCGTAAGAGTTGGAATGAGCTCCAGATCGAGAAGATCGGCGCCACGGCTCGTAAGATCAATCAGGCCATTGGGACGGCCCCTCGCCGTCTTTGGAAGTCCCGTATTCAGAGCGTTGTCGGGGGCTAAACCCGCGAAATAAACAGCCTCTGTTATGGAAGGAGTTGATATTATGTTGAAATGGTGGATCAAATTCAAGGATGAATGGCTCGATTACGTCATATTAGGCGTACTCGCGCTGGCACTTGTGTGTTGGTTTAACATGGATGCAATTATGCTCGCAACAGGACGTTGAGACCGAACTAGGTCTCTTCGTTCTTCGCGATTTTTACAACTCCTATAATGGAGGTGAATATATGAAATGGTTAACTGAGTTTTTAGACAGAGTGGCAGAATTCCTGATAACGGGACTGATCTGTACGATTCTGGCTGGAATGTGGGTTTACGTATTGCTGTATATGTAATCTCATAGAGGAGAGATCTGGATATTCTGGGTCTCTCCTTTTTACGCTCCCTTAGCTCAGATGGTTAGAGCAGTCGGCTCATAACCGAACGGTCCCGGGTTCGAATCCCCGAGGGAGCACCATCCATATTTTTAAAAAGGAGGAAGCGCATATGGCTGAGAACAAGAAGGAGGTTTACTTCAATTACTTTTGTTGTAGTTGCAAGTATGCTCCGAGAAAGGAATCGAAAGATCCCTGCAACGATTGTCTGAACCAGCCCTGGAACACAGACAGTCACAAACCGGTCAACTACGAGGAGGCGAAGTAATGCAAAGCGATTATCTGTCTTATCCGCACCGTTTCCGTAACTGTGAGTATGCCGATGAGCTCAAAAACTACAAAGCCGGCATCACAACCTATAAGTGCGAGAAAACAGGACTCATTGTCGAAGGAAGTCGAATCCCGGAATGCTATGCCTGCACATTCTTTAAGGAGCGAGCCGTATGAAAGCAAAAGAATATTACGATAAATATCAAAACGTCATCGTTGTCGGACTGAAGGGCAAGAAAGTCGACAAGATTCAGGAACTTGTGGCGGAACTCTATAACGAGACGATCCAGCTGATTGCGAATTCGAAGTCGCACGCTGATTCGGCGGTTGTTGGTATTTGCAAGCAGCAGTGCCAGAAATTCGATCGCATTGCGGAACTATTTGAACGCGATTACGGACGTCGGATTCTGAAGAAAGGTGGTTTCAACACCACCCTGATGAAACGAATTCCTGAATTGGAGGGTCGGCTATGATCATCCGAGCGATTAAGATCAATGAGGATGGATTCTGCGAGAAGTGTCCGTATCAGGAAACCCAAGATACACCGAGTCGATCCACATGCATTTCCTGTCGAATGAAAGAAAAGGATCCTCGACTCATCCTTTCGGAACTCGGAGTCGTTTCTCACTTGGGAGCCAAGTATCTTGTGTGTTGCGATAATGCCGGTTATATTGACTACGAACTCCCGGAACATCTTCGAGTGATGATCGTCGAAAAATGATTCGAGGAAATCTAACCGATTATCAGCTCGAGGCAATCGGGAAGATGTTCAACGGATGCATCCTCAATGGTGGAGTTGGTAGTGGTAAATCCAGAACATCCATTGCTTACTATTATATTCGTAATGGTGGGCAATTGGAAAAAGAAAAAGATCCCGGGATGAAAAATCCGAAAGATCTTTACATTATCACGACTGCCAAAAAGCGAGATACATGCGAATGGGAAGCAGAGTTTCCATATTTTTTAATGTCGACCGATCCGGAAGTGAGTCGATATAAGAATAAGATCGTTATCGATTCATGGAACAACATACATAAGTATGAAACTGTGAGCGAAGCCTTTTTTATATTTGATGAACAACGATTGGTCGGAACCGGAGCTTGGACAAAGTCGTTTCAAAAGATCGTTAAACGGAATGAGTGGATATTACTCACGGCAACTGCTGGCGATCAATGGACAGACTACGCTCAGGTGTTTATTGCCAATGGATATTTTCGAAATATTACGGAATTTCGGAATAATCACGTTGTCTATAATCACCATGTTGACTTTCCGCAGATCGATCGCTACATCAACGAGGGTCGACTCATTCGACTTCGGAACCATTTGCTCATTCCAATGGATTTTGAACGCGAAACCGTACGTCATAACAAGGATATTCACGTCTCCTATGATGCGGTCGCGTACCATGATATTTGGAAAAACCGTTGGAATTATGAGAAAAATGAGCCGATGAAGTCTGCTTCAGAAGTCTGTTTTGCAGTGCGGAAGCTTGTAAACTCTGACGTATCCCGTCAAATTGCGGTATTGGAGCTCTTCGAGGATCATCCGCGAATGATTATCTTCTACAACTTCGATTACGAGCTTGATATTCTGAAAGGACTATTTGAAAATGTGGAGTCTTGTGATACCGCTGAATGGAACGGGCATAAGCACCAGCCCATACCAGAAAGTAGCTCCTGGGTCTACTTGGTACAATATACTGCTGGATGCGAAGGTTGGAATTGTATCAAGACGGACACAATTGTATTCTACTCACAAACCTACTCTTATAAAGTTCTCGAACAGGCGCGAGGTCGGATTGACCGACTCAACACACCTTTCCGGGACCTCTATTACTATCACCTTAAATCCAGAGCTGGAATTGATTTAGCAATTTCACAAGCTCTAGCGAAAAAGAAGACCTTTAACGAAGGTCAGTTCTTTGAAAGGAGAACGAAAAATGCTCTATAACTTCATTCAAATCCTAATTTTCATAGTCGCACTATGCTGTCTTATGTCGGTTATTTTCCGCATGTCGACCAAAGATGATCCTGTATGTTTGATGTTTGATTTCGCAGGATTTATTTTAGCTATCATAACCTTCGTACTCACGATCGTTTGGGCAGGAGGTTGGGTTGGATGAGTCAGATTATTGTCAACATCGTCGTCGCCATTCTGGGCATGGCAATCGGATTTACTGTCTGCTCTAAGGTGGTTGCAAATGGTCTATTCCAGAAATTCTATTCCGGATTCCTGAATGTGACGATTGACCCGGATGATGGGCAGGTCTACATGTCGCTCGGACTGGACAAGCATCCAAAAGATATTTGCAAGTCCAAATTTGCTCTCTTCTGCATCAATCAAATTGACCCTTCCAAAGAGGACACGCAAAATAAACAAACTCCTTAATGGAGGTAACTCTAATATTTGAAAGGAGAGAAATTATGGAGGATAAACGTAATTTACTGGAGGATCAGATTGAGGAGCATCTAAAGAAGATGAAAACCCTTGATCCGGGAAGCTCGGAGATGGGAAAGGCAATAAATGAGCTTGATACTTTGTACAAGCTTGCTCAGGAAGCGGACTCTGATAAGAGAAAGGCTCTTGCGGAAGACGAAGAGGTTGTTCGGAATGAACGCCGATTCGAATTCGAGCAGGAGAAGTTCGCATATCAGAAGAAGCAGGATCGAGTCAAGTCTGGCATTGAGATCGGCGGTTTGTTGCTCGGAACTGGAACGAGCATCTGGGCATTCGTGAAGGGTATGAAGTTCGAAATGGATGGCGTCTTCAAGACGACCACGGTTAAGAACGTGTTCAACAAAATTCTGAAGTTCAAGTAACCCAGTTACAACCAAAAAGGGGTAGACCAAACAAGGTCTATTCCTTTTCTGGTTGGATTGCGGTTGGATATTTTAAAGGAGGTTTTTGAAAAAATGTTCGGATGGTGCTATGGGTTCACAATCGACAAGGATGCTCCGCCTATCACGAAACCGAATCTCATCACTGGCGAGGGACGAGCTCGCGTTCGCGGACTGGACAAGGTCAAAGCAAATCATAAAAAGCATCTTCGCAAGAAGACAAAAATGGCTAAGACATCGAAAAGGAGAAATCGGATATGAAAGTTGTGTTTCGTCCATGCTGCAATAACTGCGGCTATGAATTTCAAGAACTGCAGGGCGTAACCGTCCCCAGTAAGCTAAGCGGGCATAAGCTAAAGAAATCGGCATCTTCTCGCGAAACCATATTTGAGCCATCGCATTGCCCGAAATGTCATGAACCAATTGAGGCGATTGTATATTTCGCAGAGTATAATGACGGGCTCATCTTTAACTATTCAAAGTCATTTAGTGATCAGTATACGAAGGGGTTAAATCTATGAAAGGAGAAGAGGAATATGGGACTTTTATCACAATGGAAAAGGAGGAATAAGACATGACTGTAATCTTCCGTCCACATTGTGGGAACTGTGGATATGAATTCGAACAGGTCCTTGCTACAGCAGATGAGAAACCGCCATTCGGTCCAGTATTCGATCCTTGCTGCTGCCCAAAATGCAAGGCACTACTTAAAGGTGTCGTATATTTTACCACCACCAATGACAAAAAGTCCATCCAATACAGGAAGGAATCTGCTGATAATTACGCAAAGGAGCTCGAAGAGAACTATGAAACACGATAAAATCATTCTTTTGGTCGGTCGTTCCGGCTCAGGTAAGTCTACGGTGGCGGATATTCTCAGTCGCCAGTACGGACGGTCCATCCTTCCTTCTTACACAACGCGTCCGAAACGCTTTGAAAAGGAAGAGGGCCACATCTTCGTGAACAACATGTTCTACGAGAAGGTCTCTCGCTCGAGAGATATTGTGGCATACACCTACTTCGATAAAAACCATTACTGGGCCACAACCCAGCAGGTCGATGAAAATGATATTTACATCATTGATCCGGACGGCGTCGCATTCTTCCGCTCTCACTACTGGGGGCCGAAGCAAGTCGTTGTTGTCTGGTTGGATTGCGGTTGGATTTCTGCAGCAAGTCGTATGGCTGCGCAGGGTCGCTCCCAGGATGAGATCGAAAGACGGATTGCGATCGACACTGCTGTGTTCTATGATCCGGCGATCGTTGGCCCGAATGTGATCGTTCACACCGAAAATCATTCTCCGGAAGAGATTGCTGCGCAAATCGAGGGGGTTCTCGAGACATGATTAAATTGGATATTCATGACTATTGCAATGACTGCGATGGATTTGAGCCGGTCTTCACACCTGGTGACAAACTCTATCATGACTGCAATACGGAACCAGTTCGGACGGACGGAATTGTCCGTTGTCGCTACCACAAACGTTGTGCTTCTATTGAGAAGTACCTGACCAAGAAATTGCCATGTCAATCTTAACATTTGTTCCTTGTGTGACACCATTTGTAGAGTGTCGCAATTGCGATAATTTCGCACCCATTGTTCGCATGTGTCTAGTGGACAGCGGACTCGATTGCCCAAATCCATGTCGATCCCGCTATATGTTTATGGAATGCCGAAACAAACAGCACTGCCGGACGGCTATGGAGGGAGAAAACTACGAAGAAAACGAAGACTAAACTGATAAAAGGAGAAAAAATATGATGGATAACGCTACTTTTAGAGAAAATATGAACGCCGTAGCTGTAGCTGCGAGCAAAGTGTCGACCCAGGCCAATCAGGCCCACGAACCCGGAATTCACGACCTTCTCGCTTGTCTGGGCGATCTCGCAAAAGAAAACCGGGGGCTCAGCTATCAGATTCGAGATAGTCTCTTTGGTCTGATTCCGACTGAGGGCAATTCTTGTGAGAAAACGATCGGTTGCGCAAAGGACGCTATCGAGGATTCCATTGAGCGACTCCGTGAAACAAATGATATTCTTCGCTATGTTATTGATCATCTATAAAGGAGGAAAGTAAAATGATCTTTTGGTTAGTTGTATTATCGTTCGTCATTTCCCTTGGGCTTGCCATTTATGTGGAAAAACGTTTCGGTGATTATTCGTGGCTGTTTCTCGTGATTGCGTTTCTAAGTTTCCTTGTGTCCATCATAATGTTGGTTGTCATCATTGTCAACAACACCAACGTCGACTCATATGTTGCGGAGAATCAAATGCGATATGAGATGCTAGTGTATCAGTATGAAAATGATATTTACGACAACGACCTTGGTAAGCGTGAACTGATGGAAGATATTCAGAAATGGAATGAGGATCTTGCGTATCGTCGTAAATCGCAGGATGATTTCTGGGTCGGCATCTTCTATCCAAATGTTCATGACCAATTCGAATTCATTGAGTTGAAGTAAAGGAGAAAGAATATGAACTATATCATTAATCCGAGCTGGTTCTATTGGCTGGGCGTTGTCCAGTCTATGCGCGGTTTTATGCTCGCCGCATTCATCGTGGCTATCATCATCGTTGGTGTGTCCCTAATCGTCATTCCGGTGAATGTAAAATTAATTCAAGACTATCCCAGCATAAGTGATGACGAAAGAAAAGCCGTTCGATTCTTCACAAAGGCATTGAAAGTCGGAATTGGCGTATGCGTCATTGCGGGCTTATTTTTAGTGTTTGTTCCATCTAAGGATACGCTCATTGAAATGATGATCGCGAAGCAAGCCACTTATGAAAATGCAACCTGGACACTCGACGCTTTAAAGAGCGCTGTCGATTACGTCGTTCAGGCCATTCAGAGTCTGAAGTAAAGGAGAGGGACATGATGAAATGGGAGGAATCTTAAATGACCGGGCCCGAACGAGACAAACTCATCGAGGAGAATCTACAACTCGTCTGGTATGTCATGGCCCGTTATTATCCCAGTACAATCAATTCGCCAGAGCGAGAGGACTTCTTCCAGATTGGTTGCATCGGATTGATATTTGCCGCCAATAATTATGAACCTGGTTCCGTAAAGTTTAGCACATTTGCAGCAAGGAATATTCAATGTCGACTCAGAAATGAACTCCAAAGTCGTTATTGTCAGTGTCGTACTGGTGAGACCTGTTCACTAGATTCGCCTATTCCAGAGCTTCCAGATGGGTCTCTGGATATTCTCGGTACCATATCGGATGAGCGTTGGAATCCAGAAAACCAGGTTTACGATCTAGAGAAGTTTGAATCGACTCTTACAGAAGCCCAGCTAGCGATATTTAAGCTAATGGCCGATGGGTTTAATCAAACACAGATCGCCGAGAAACTTGGGTGCTCTCACCAAAACGTCGCTCAAAAGATAGATCGTATTCGGTGTGAGTTCGCTGAATTCTACAACTCTCCCGAATGGTATACGGGAAAACTCAAAACCAAACAAGAAAGGAAAACCTAAAATGCTTAAATCGATCTGCGACTTCGTTCGCCGCTTTACACATCCTCGAGAATGGTGTCATGAAGAAATGCAAAAGCGTGGCTCAGTCGGCCCAAATGGATGCCCCGGTTTGGTTGGCGGAGATTACGAGACTGATTTTCTGCAATACGAATGCATTGGGTGTCCATATATCAATCCTGAGGTGTATTGTACGCACCCCGTGAGCTCTAAGTAAAGGAGAAGAACAATGCTTAACGTAACAAATACAGAAGTATTCGGCTGGCAGGCTGCAATCCGTGGGATGCGGAATCCTAAAAACAGCTGGGAAAAGAGTGATAGCCGATGGCGTGGTGAATTTATTTATGCGACGGGTATGCCTATATGGGATATCGGTCCTAATGACCTCACCCTCATGAAAAAGCTCATCGCTGCAGGCTCTGACCACAGTAAATTCATGCGTATGATCCATGTCCAGTGTGACTGGGAAGCTCCTCTCTACTGGTGGAAAGAAGCCGATACGTATAAGGTCGGAACGGTCCGGAACTCCTGCAGCACGATGCATAAAATCACGGCCCACGAGTTTACCACGGATATGTTTGCGCATGAGTATCTGGATGCGGGATCCATCGCAACGTTAGAAAGTGTCATATTTGATCTGAATCAACTACGGATCCATTATTTGGAGGCCGATCTATGTGAGACGTTTAGGAAGGCTCTTTGGTATCAAATCATTCAGCTTCTCCCCTCCAGCTACCTGCAGAAAGCTACGATGGATCTCAACTATGCAACTCTCCGCAATATGTATCATTCCCGTAAGGCTCATAAGCAGGACGAATGGCGGGCGGACTTCTGCAACTGGGCCAAGACACTCCCGTATTCCGAGCTAATCACCATGACCAAGGAAGAACTGCTGGAGAGCATTAAGGAGGAATAACGATGTTGTGGATAATCATCGCCATTGTTGCAATGTCCGCCTGTCTGTACGTTCTCGGCTATTGTGCGGCGAAGCTTGACTCTTTGAAGAAATTCAAGAAGGCTATGGACAAAATTCATGCTGATGCTTTAAATCGAGACCTATCCGATGAGGAGATTCTGACCGATCCCGCACACGGTGATTTCGATGCTCGGCGTATTATCGACTTTGTTGACCCGGAAACCGGAAAAACAGTCAGAGTGGACGCTTGTTTCGAAGAGGTCGATGGTAAGTGGCAGGAGATTGGTAAGAAAAAGTGGTATGCCCTGCGGAAAAAGCATGGTGAACGTCTCGCTACGATCTTAAAGGAAAAGGAGGATTGATATGAATGTTATATTAATCATGCTCGGGGTTATTTTCGGTGTAGGTCTCTTAACCATGATCGGTTGCTTCCTTTACTATTATGAGGAGGACAAGAAACTTGATCGTGAGGCAGAGCATAGCCTTGCCTATGTCAAAAACCTTCGAGCAAAGAGCTGGTGCTCCGATGCGGTTGGTCGAGCATTAGATGATGCTCTCTTTTGGAACAATCTCTCTGGGATTTATCTAGACGCTCATTTGAAATATGAGTGTGCGATATGCCTAAGTATGGCCGAGGATATTTTGGAGGGTATCACTGGCCGGTCTGATAAGCCGCCTATTTATATTCCAAGAGGGTCTAAGGTCCTTTAAAAGGATCTAAAATAGGTAAAACCCATAACAGATATTTGAAAGGAGTAATTATGGAAACTAGAATTGAAAATTGGAACGGGTATGATATTCGTTTCGTAAATCTTGACGGGGACTGGTATGCAGTTCTCAAGGATATTTGCGATGTCTTAGGTCTTCGCACGGATAAAGTCGCTACTCGCATTCCTCCCGAGTGTATGGAGCGAATTGCCGTGACATCTGACCCCCTTTCAAAGGTGGATAGATATGAACGTGATCCTGTAAAGACGATTACTCGTCAAATGATCGGCCAGGATATCGGGCGTCGTCCAGGACAAAATCTGACTCGACGCATGCTTGTCATCAACGAATCTGGTATCTACGAAGCGCTCTTCGCTTCTCGCAAGCTGGAGGCTCGTAAATTCAGACAGTGGACGGCCGGAGTTCTGGGGAAGCTTCGGAAGACCGTTGGCCTGGAGGGCTATGAAGTGCTGAGGATGACTGATCCGGACGTGCAGTCTCAGATCGATTATATTCTCGATTCTCTTTACTACGATGAAGAGACGGGGAAAGTTATGCGGTCCGTTACGGTTGCCGGCGGTGATGTGGAACAGGAGGAATTCCTATGACTAGGAAGGAATGGATGGAGAAGAACCTTCCGAAATGGATCAACGAGAACGCGGATGGCGGGGTGATCGGCTGTCCTAGGGGGTTATCGTGAGCTCGTAAGAATGGATCCGAGTGTGATTATGAGCAACTGCAAGAACAAGGGAATCACGTGCACAGAATGCTGGAATATGGAGCTGAATGTTAAGGAAGAAAGGAGCAAAAACATGACACGTCGTGAATTTGTAATTAAAAACTACGGCAAAGAGGTTGCGGACGACATGATCTTCTGCGGAATTCATGGTTGTCCTGGTCACTATCCGAAGCTTGTCGCACTTGATCCTTCGTGTAACGCAGTATGTCTTGGACAACCAAGCTGCAAAGACAACGGCCTCACTTGCACGGAATGCTGGGATGCCCCGATTCCCCAGCAGCCGAACGATGAAGTCCCTATGCCGGTCATTGGCGGACGGTTTTGGACATTTGTTCACGTGAACTTCTCTTTAAATACTGATCTCCTGGTAGTCGGGAATTTCGTTATCACCGCATTAATGAAAGCCAATGCTGAAATCCGAGTGGTCGCAAAGGATGAGACGTTAAATCTGGAGTATATCTTCTTCTACGATCCGGAAAAGAAGTCCATTCGAAAGCTTCCAAAAGATTGGGCCCTCGAAAAAGAGTATCCCGAAATCGATTTCACGATCTACTGGGATGAAGAGTCCATGAACAAAGCAAAACGCGGGATCGTCACGGACCGCGAATACACAAATCAGTATATTCTGCTGACAAAGGCAGACAACAAGAAAGGAGAATAACTATGACACGTCGTGAATTTATGGAGAAAAATCATCCGGATGTAGTGGGTGATAGATTTAGAGGAGGTGTTATTGGTTGCCCCGGCAGTTATTGGGATCTTGTGGATGTTGATCCGTCTACTGCTGGGCTTCACTCGCCTAAATGTGGTATGGAACCTGAATGTGCCAAATGCTGGAATCAAGAGATTCCGGGAATGAAGAAAACCCGTCTGAATGGATTCCGGCTGGAAAAAGTGGAGAAAGCAGTGAAGGAAGCTGATCTTTCCATCAAAGAAGCCATCGATCAGGCCGTTTGCGACTGCGACACCTGCGCGCATCATGATCTTTGTCGATTTGAATCCCAATTTCGTGGGATGACAAAAGAAATGTATCGGCACTGTATCGAAGAGACGGCTCGGTACAATATCCCGGAACTCGGGATTCGGATGCGGCCACTTCATTGTAAGCGCTATGAGCCATCGCCGGCCATTGAGGATCTGAATACTGTGGTATTTCATCTGCAGGCGCAGCACCTTACTAATGAGATGGTTCGAAAGATCTTCGACGAGGAGAACAAGCAATGGACATTATGAGTCGCGTATTCCTCGTCAACGAGGTGCGTTTATATCCTCCTTCGGAGCGACGGAAACTCATTTACGTCCACTCCAAACTGGTCACTTCTATCGAGGCCGACTTTACTCACGAGTGCAAGATATTTGTTGCCGGCCTTGGCGGAGTGGAGGAAGCATGTCGATTTGCCTGGGACTCAGATGCCCATCAATATCGGATGGTCGACAAATGGAATCAGTTTAGCATGATACCGGTATTCCAAAGTTATGCAGAAGCTCGCAACTGGGCCGAAACACGAATGAAGGAAGTCGTTGCAGAAGGCTACATTGTCGCATTTCCGGAACAAAAGACAACCAAGAAACAGCCCAACCCACCAACGTGGAATCGAAAGGAGTAAAGCTATGGACATGATGGAATATCGGCATAAAGCGATGGCCTATTTGGGCCCGCTTCCAGCCTTTTCAACGCTCGCTGGTGAAGAGGAGATCTATGGTATAGGTTCGGAAGGCGCTCCGGTTAAAGTGTGCTCTAAGAGGCTTCTAGAGGCCGTTATGGGGCTTAACGGAGAGGCTGGAGAATGCCAGGAAATTGTCAAAAAGGCTATGTTCCACGGCCACGAACTCGATATCGAAGCTCTTTTGCTGGAGGCAGGCAACGTTCTCTGGTATCTCACCGAACTCTGTAATGAACTCGGGATTAGCGTGGACACCATTGCTAAGCTCAATCTGCAGAAACTGAAAAATCGGTATCCGGACGGCTTCACCCACGAAGCCAGCCGTGAAAGAAAGGAGTAACATATGATCACTTTATTGTTAGCTATCGCTCTAGGCTTGGTCCTCTTGGCGGAAATCATAGACGGTTCTACGAACAAATTCGGTTTTCTCGCCGTCGTTCCTGGCGTTCTGGGTGCCATATTCGCCATTATATTTGGTATCTGGACTCTTTGGAATATCATCGTTGTCGCTTCCGGATTCGGCATCCAAGAGAAAATCCAAATCTACGAAGACCAGAACACACAAATCGAGCAGTCCATTGACGCAGCGGTTAAGGCCTATTGTGAGCATGAGCAAATCACATATGTACAGATGTCGGATGGTGCCGTTGCTCTCGTAGCGGCTGCTTATCCGGAGCTTGCTAGTAGTGAGCTCGTCAAAACACAAATGGAGGTCTGGACGTCCAATTCCAGTGAGCTAAAAGACCTAAAGTCCGATCTTGTGGACTTCCATCGCGCCCAGTATTTCTTATATTTTGGAGGTGAGTTAAGTTGACTTATTGGCACGTTGAAATTACATTAGAAGGCGATAAGCGTTATGCTGCCGATATGCCGAAAACGAGTCCCGATCAGCAGGTGACAGATGTTATTCAGCAGATCTGTCGTGTTCCCTATCCGGTATTTGAGGACTCAGGAGATAAATACACAGTCATCAACTCTAAGAAGATCCTCGGTATGAGCATCAAAGAGGTAACCGAATGATCAAATACTTCTTAATCGGCAATCTAATCATCTCCATTTTGTGCTTCACATACCATTTCGACCGATTTGCGAACTCGGACGAGAAGACAGAGCCGATCTATTATGAGAAATTACTCATGGAATTCGGTTTCTTCTTTAATTCTCTCGTCATTTTGGTCGTTTCCCTTCTCTTTGGTTGGATTTAACAACCTAAATTTTTGATATTTTGGAGGTTTTATCATGAAAGATTTCATCTGCCTACTGCTTTTTGGTCCCTTCTGGCTGATTTACAAGCTCTGTCGTTGGCTTGGGAGACACTGATATGAACAAATATCAGAGAAGAGAGTCTCGAGACATCCATAGAATGATTACGTATTACCCAATTCGATATCAAATGGATGCAAAATACAAAGTCGTAAGGCGAAATTTTCGAAAAATGGCTCGAATTCTCTCAAAGCGGAACAAGCAAGCCCATAAAGACGCGATTAAAGGCATAGATTTGGCAAATGGACGTGACCAAACAGCTTATATTCGCCAGGATTTATTCAATACTATCTGCGTTGCTAAAGCAATTGAGGTGAAAAATGAGTAAATTTGGGGATAATTTGGCTCGGCGACGAGAAGAAAGAGGCATGACACAGCGCGAATTGGCCGAGATTTCGGGCGTTCCGAAGGGCTCCATTGGCAATTATGAGGCCGGACATTACCTCCCGCGCATCGGAAATATACTAAAACTTGCGAAGGTTTTGGGAAAGGAAATCGTTGTGAAGGAGGATGGTCATGATTAGTTCGAAAGACTTTGGTCGACTAATTTGTAGTCGTCGAATGAAGCTAGGCTGGTCTCAGGCAAAGCTGGCGGAACGTTTGGTAGTAAGTGCTCGCGCTCTTCGAAATTGGGAGCATGGCATCACCATCCCAAATTTCTTTGATGGGCTTCGTTGCTGTCGAGTGCTGGGGATTGATCCGACAGATTTGATGACTCGTCGCTGAGTAGAGAAAAGAGGGGGACGCTGAGAAATCACGCCCTCTTCTTTTTTGCCGATTTTTAGTGCTGTTTAGAAACTGATTTTAGGCCAATTATAGACTGTTTCGGATGGCATGATCCTGCCTAAAATATGAGGAACAACTATTCCGAAATTTAAGGAATAACTATTCCTCTATTTTAAGCTGTTTTTTCTCTCAAAAGTTGAAAAATCGGTCCAGCGAAAAAAGTGGCCATTTTTGAGGAATAGTTGTTCCTTAAAAATAGGAATAGTTCGCCCCGACTTTTTTGTCGAGCGAAGGTCCAAAAAACCCAGTAATATCAGGGGTTTCGGGGTTTTTTGCATGCGGAAACTTCGTTCCGAAAAGTTTAAATTTTAATTTTTTTTTCAATTACACGTAGGAGTTTTAAACATATATAGTAATATAGGCGAAAAAATATTTTTTGAACTTTTAGGAACAATCATTCCGCATACTTTTTGTTGATATTTTGGGTCAAAAGGAAGCGGAAGAATCTTTCCGCGCGAAAAAAACATGGTATTTAATGGGAGGAGAAGGGAAATGTGTCCGATTTAAGTAAGACACACACCATTCAGACTCTTTAAAGTTTTAAGAGAGGAGGAACTCACTTGGCAAAGGAAAGAGACTTTCAAGCAAAACTGATCAAGGAAATCATGACTCGGTTTCCTGGAGCACTTGCTTTCAAGGTCGAAACCTACATACAAGGATTTCCTGATCTCTTGGTTCTTTACGGCAAGCATTGGGCAGCGCTCGAGTGTAAAAGAGGGGCACGCGCGGCGCATCGTCCGAATCAGGACTATTGGGTGGCTTTTCTCAATAAGATGTCCTTTGCTGCCTTTATCTCACCGGAGAACAAAGAGGAGGTACTGCATGATCTTCAACGATCATTCAAAACTCGTAGGACAGCACGCATTCCTCGGAGCAAGCAAGTACCATTGGCTCAACTACAACGACGAAAAGCTAGCTAATAGTTTTTTCAACTATCGCGCTTCCGAAGAAGGTACTAAGCTTCATGAGTTTGCGGCGCTGTGCATCAAGCTAAATCAAAAGTTGGCAAGATCAAAGAAAACTTTGAATCTCTATGTCAACGATGCTATTGGATTCCGCATGACACCAGAGCAGGTTCTGTACTATTCGGAATATTGCTTTGGGACTGCAGATGCTATTTCGTTTCGTGATGACTTTCTGAGAATTCACGATTTGAAAACCGGTGTTACTCCGACTCATATGGAACAGCTTATGATATATGCTGCTCTTTTCTGTTTGGAGTATGACGTGAGTCCGTTTGATATCGGGATAGAACTTCGAATCTATCAGAATGACGACTGTCAAATTTGTGTGCCCGATCCAAATGATATTCGCGCAATCATGAATCTCATCGTGAGGTTTGACAAGCAACTTAGAAAACTCGATAAACAAGGAGGCTAACCATGGATATTTATGATCCCGTTCTCGGAGATCCTATTCTTGACGGGGATGCCTCCATCGAGGCGGAAATTCTAGCCCATTATGGCGTTAAGCGAAGATCTGGGCGCTATAAATGGGGTTCTGGCGAAATTCCTTATCAGCATGAACCCTGGTTTCAGGGAACAGCGGATGCTATGCTGGCTCGTGGTGAAAAGCCTACTATTCTGGATGCAGAGAAAGCATTTCTGAAGCGTGTGGATGAGCTTCGAGCAAAAGGATGGGATCCATCTGGTGAGAATATTCGCAAAGAGTTCAATATGAGCTCTACGGATTATCGTGCTTTCTATCAGCTCTCTCAGCATGAGCAACGTCGAACAGAAGCCGAACGAGCGAAACAACTTCGAGCAGAAGGCAAGTCTCTCCAAGAGATTACGGATATTATGGGTTACAAGAATGACTCATCGATTCGTACTTTGTTGGACGAGAAAGTTGGTGCTCGTGCAAATCAGGCCATTAGTACTGCCGAAGTTCTGAAAGAAGAACTTAAGTCCAAACCATATTTGGATGTCGGTGCTGGCGTTGAACGAGAACTTGGCGTCTCTTCTGGTAAGCTGAATGAAGCACTCACTATGTTGGAGCTTGAAGGATATGAAGTATACGGTGTTGGCGTCCAGCAAGTTACAAATCCTGGTAAACAAACGACTCTTAAAGTTCTTTGTCTGCCTGGTACAACTCACGGTGATGCATATCGTCATATGGATGAGATTCAGCAAGTAAAGGATTACCATTCAGAAGATGGTGGATTCAATTACTTCAAGCGTGAGTATCCTGCAAGTATTGCATCTGATCGAATCAAGATCAATTATGGCGATCAAGGTGGTACATCGAAAGATGGTGTCATCGAGATTCGTCCTGGTGTAGAAGACTTGAATCTCGGGCAATCTCATTATGCTCAGGTTCGTATCATGGTTGACGGAACCCACTATCTGAAAGGCATGGCAATGTATTCGGATAATATTCCGGATGGCTATGACATTGTTTTTAACACCAACAAGAGCTCCAACAAAAGTAAGATGGATGTACTTAAGAAGATTCAGGATGATCCTGACAATCCTTTTGGTGCAGTCATCAAAGCCAATGGTCAGTCTCATTACATCGGGAAGGATGGCAAAGATCATCTCTCCGCGATTAATAAACTGAAAGAAGAAGGAGATTGGCAAGATCAATCGATCAACTTGTCTTCTCAGTTTCTTTCCAAACAGCCGATGTCTTTGATTAAGAGACAGCTTAATCTTACTTATGCTGATCTTGAGGATCAGTATCAAGAAATCATGGATTATACGAATCCTACGATTAAGAGAAAGCTTCTTCTCGATTTTGCAAATTCTTGTGATTCTGCCGCTATACATCTGAAGGCAGCTGCTCTTCCGAGACAGAAGAATCAAGTCCTCTTGCCGATCGATGAACTCAAAGACAACGAGATATATGCTCCGAACTACAAGAATGGCGAACGCGTTGTGCTGATTCGTTATCCTCATGGCGGAACATTCGAGATCCCTGAGCTGGTCGTTAACAATAAGAACCCCGCTGCTAAGAAAGCATTGGGCAATGCAATCGATGCCGTAGGCATTAACTCCAAGGTCGCAGAACGTTTGTCGGGCGCAGACTTCGATGGTGATACCGCAACGGTCATTCCTGTCAACGATAAAGTCAAAGTTAAGACAAGTCGTCCGCTTAAAGAATTGGAAGGCTTCGATCCTAAGGCTGCTTACTCGACAGAAGGCAAGACCGGCATTAGGTTGATGAAAGAATCCGAGAAGCAAAATCAAATGGGTACTGTTTCTAACCTAATCACAGACATGACTCTGAAGAATGCTCCTCCTGAAGAGATTGCTATGGCTGTCAAGCATAGTATGGTAGTCATTGATGCAGTCAAGCATAAGCTAGACTACAAGCAGTCTGAGAAGGACAATCATATCGACGAACTCAAGCAGAAGTGGCAAGTTCGGTATGACGAGAATGGTGAACTTAAGGCAGGCGGAGCTTCTACACTTCTTTCTCGTCGCAAGCAAACGGTTCGCGTACCTGAGCGTAGAGGTTCTGGTCGTATCAATCCTGAGACTGGTGAAGTAGAGTACAAAGAGTCTGGTCGTACTTACTACGACAAAAAGAGTGGAAAGATCGTTCCTGCTATGACGAAAGTGTCGCAGACTCTTTACACTAGGGATGTGAACGACCTCTCGTCAGGTACCCCCCAGGAAAACGCCTATGCGGACTACGCCAACAAAGTAAAGGCCCTAGGTAATCGAGCTCGACTTTCATACCTGTCTACAGAAAAGCTTGAGCGTTCTCCTGAAGCTGCCAAAAAGTACTCTTCTGAGGTGCAGAGTCTCAACGACAAGATCGATAGGGCTGCCCGTAATGCCCCTAAAGAGAGGCAGGCTCAAATCAATGCCAATGCTGTTGTAAAGGCTAAGGTTGAGGCCAACCCCGAGCTCTATACAGAGAAGAAAGCATACAAAAAGCTTAAGCAGAATTCGATTAACGATGCTCGTGCTGATGTCGGTGCAAGTGGTAAAGGAACTCGATTTACCATCACCGACAAGGAATGGGAAGCCATTCAGGCAGGTGCTGTTAGCGACAGTAAACTCATGCAAATTCTTAGGTATACCGATCAAGATGCCCTTAAGGCTCGTGCTATGCCTAAGACTACCACTCAGTTGAGTGATACTAAGGTTCAGAAGATTAAATCCATGTCTGCGAGTGGATACACCAATGCTGAAATAGCCGAAGCTCTTGGTGTTTCTACATCAACGATTTATAACTACATCAAATGATGTGTTGAAATGAGGTGAATTTCGACTAAATGAGAGTTGTTGCTCTGTCCACAAAAGATAATCCTTTCAATCCAATTACTCAATTCGATGATTGGTATCGTTTTGACATGGACAAAGGTTATTCTTCTTGTTCTTATTTGGCTCGAATCACGAATCCTTCTGAATCTAATAACGAAGCTTCTAATGTTAACGATGTTGAGTCGGCTATCGATGAGATCATCAAGTATGATCCATTTGATCGTTACATTAAGGTTGTCGAAGAAGTTCAAGAAGATTCGAATTCTGAGTCTACAAATGAACAAACATAACTTCTTAACTGTATCTTCTCAATCATCTCTGCTTTCATTCTAAGAATTAGAAAGGACAATTAAATGACTTTTCATGTTGTCTTTGACTTTGTTTTAAACAAAAAAGAAATAAATGGGGTCAAATATAATATAAAAAGCATATGGG